AGAATTTACCCACTAATCATAAAAAGAAAAAGAAGATATGTAAACCACCGAGCCTCTAATAAAAGTGGCTTTGAAAGTTCTGCAATCTTATCTGGTGAATTAGCAAGAAGCGTAAGAGGAAAGACTCTTGGAACTAATAGATTAGAAATATCCGCTGATACACCTTACGCAGCAATTCAAGAAAAAGGTGGTATAAATTCTGATAACAATTATATCCATCCAAGATACAACCTTATACGCCCAATTAGACAAAGTCGTGGCAACATCATGAACAACATAAGACAAGGCATAAATTCTAAAATAAAGTAGTTGTTGTAATTTAGTTTTATTAACTTATAGTTAATAAATATTAGAAACTAACCGATAAATAACTACGAAAAAATTATCAATATGACGGATTCAAATGATTATTTACAATTTAGAGCTTTTTGTTATAAGTCTCATAAATTAATTTATGGAGCTACCAATAGTAGCAAGAGTAGTTCTTGGGTTCTTGCTTGTTATAGTGCTATGAAAAATAAAGAAGAATGGGAGATTCAACAAAGCACGGGATATAGAGATTCTGATAATGAATTAATATTTGAGGGAGATTTAATAGAATATAACCTAGAACGAACTAAGAATAGAATAGGTGTTTTGAATGATCCTATACCATTAAGTCAAGAATTTGTTTTTAAAAAAGATGGTTGTTTATATTTAGGAGATAAATTTACAAAATTATCAACAATTTATAAAGTGTGTAAGGAAGAAAATTCCACTACTCAAAAAAGCAGTTTTAAAAAAATTGGAGATATTTCTACTCATTTCTTGCAATGGATAATTTTAAGAGATTCTAAACTTATTTAATATTATGAAAAAACTATTTAAAGTAATAATTAGATTCTTTACAACTCAAACAATACCTTCTCAATTCATATATCATTCAAATTCTTCTCTTCTAATGGAAGAGCTTGAAAAACAAAAAAAGAAAGAAGAAGAAAAACGGGTTAAACAATTTATCCGTTTGGAAGTGAGAAAACAATTAAATAAGAAGCAACAATGGAAAAACTAACTCTAAAAAAACTAGCCGAATACTGGTTTTATGTAGGAGATTATCAAAGAATAATACCAAACTCTCCAGAAAATACAATAATGACTGCAAAACAAGCTAATGAGTTAGGAAGAGATATTCTTAATTTATTTGAAAGAATAGAAGAAATGGAATCTACAATTCAATCTATACTTAATTGTCAAAACAAAGAAATTAAATAAAAAGAAATGAAAACATACTTCATAAAATATAACCAGCCTTACAGTGAGCAAGATAGTGATGTTCTTGAAAAAGATTGCGTTGAAATAGAAGATAAATTTTTGCCAGTAAGAATAAACTGGGGTGAATTTGTTGGTAGGACTAAGATATTCAGTGATGAAATTGGTGTTTATGTAGAAGAAACAAAGTATCAGCAAGATAAAATTAAAATAGATTTTACAAAAGATTTAAAAATTGATTTTGGGTTTCTTATTGGTGAATCAGAAATTAAGAATAACATTAGGCATATTAAAAAAATCGAATTAAAAGAACTCTCAATTAGACAATGAAAACAGAAGAAATAGTAAATCAGCTTAAAGCAATATTACCAAGATATACTGGTGATTTTACAACCAATTTATCAGTTAGTTCTTTAATACAAACAGCAGGAACAGCAACGGCTACAACTGCGACTGCTCACGGCTTAACAGTTGGAGAAAAGGTCTTAATTGTTGGCGCAAAAGTTCCTTTAACAATTACTTCTCTAACAAGAACTGGTAATTATGTTTTAGCAATTACATCGGGCAAGCACCCTTTAATTAGAGGCAACACAACGGTTGAAATAAGCGGAGCTAACCAATCTGACTATAATGGGACTAAAACGCTTTATACCGATAAAAACCATTTCTTATCTGCACCTCTTATTGATATTGAGAGCATAACAATTAGCGGAACTACTGCAACAGTTACCACTAAGACAGCGCACGGATATGTTAATAACGCAAATGTTGAAGTGCAGGTTTTCGGTGCAACTAATGAAAATTACAACAAACTAACAACGCTTGATAGCGTACCAAGTGATACAACTTTTACCTATACTGTTTATGGAGCAACAGAAGATGCGGTTTCGCTGCAAAACCTACAATGCAAACAATTAATTAATGCCTATACTTTTATTTTTGAAGTAAGTGGAAGCCCTACCACTCCAGCAACAGGAACTGTCACCCAATTAACAACTTACAAAGATGGTTACAACGGTTATAAAACTGTTGTATCAGTGCCAACCTCTACAACTTTTACTTATGCCTGCACCTCAACTTTAGGAAGCCCAGCGCAAGGCACTATCTTAGCAAGATTTGATCCTTGTATTACTGGAGCTGTTGACTATGAAAGAGCTGCTGCAATGTTTCAAAGCGATGTTGATAGCGGACAATCAACTAAATGGGTAGTTGTTGTTTTGGGAGAAGAAACAACCTCTAAAAATCAAAGAAATACTGGAGATGGAATAAGTAATAACTTGAATGGCGAATCAATAAGAGAAAACTTTTATCAGAATGCTACTGTTTATATTTTTATACCTTGTGGAGCTACAAACGATGAATTGCTTTATGCTTTAACAAAAGATAGAGCTTATTCTTACAAGCCTCATATTTTTAGAGCATTACTTGGATTTAAGCCGACCTCTAACCTAGAGCAAGTAAGATATTCAAGCCTTATTTCTGTAAGTAACGGAATGTTTTTATTTAATGGCTCTTTTTATGTTCATCAATATACCTTTCAAGCTAATGGTTGGTTTAATCAAGGCGATGGAATTGAACCTGATGATGTATTTGCATTTAGAACATTTGACTTTGATGTTTTAGACAATGAAGGATTTGAAACTTCTGTAATGCAAATTGATGGAGATGTTGATGAGGAGGATTCTAATGTCTAATAAACAAGAGCATAAATTCTGCAGATGTTGCGATAAAATTATGCCAGCAAATAAAAAAGTACCTAATCATATTTTACACTTTATTTTAGGTATTTTTACTTATGGTTTCTGGATATTTGTTTGGCTAATTCTTATTCTTTGCAACTCAAATGAACCATTCTATTGTGAAAAATGCGGTAGTCATATTTAAAAGACCGTAAACATTTTATCCCAATCAATGGAGTTGTTTTTAAAATATGTAAGGAACTGTGCGAGACAATCAGGGTCTTCATCATGAGAACCATTTGGAAATTGCATTAAAGAATCTTCAAAATCAAATAACCAAGTAGCTTGCTTTGGAATATAAATATTTCCATTAGCCATTGCACCAGTTGCGTTATAAAATCTAATTTCTTTCTTAACGCCCCCATGAGAAATTGGCACTATACCAAAACTACACTCTTTCGGCAGCTCTTGAATTAAAGACGAGCCAGTATTCGCATCTTCAATTAAAATAGAGTTTGCTGTTGGAAATTTAGAGGCAAACATTAAAAGATTTTTCTTTGTGTCTTGATAGATTGCCCTTTGATTATAACGGTCAATTAAATAAATTGAAGTGCCTTTTACACCAAATTTAAGAAATCCAGAAGGGTCATTTATTTCTTTCACCTTTTGAGCTGTATCTGCGCTAACAAAAACAGAATCAAACTGCATGTACGGCAAGTTTTCAAGGTCAAATCTCTGAAACCAATTCATATCAACCATATTACCACCTTCTGCAACTGGCTTTTGCATGTATTGCGTATAAAATACTTGCTTACCATTTGCAATTCCTGTTTCAGTATCTACGGTGCGGTTTTTTAACTCATCAACTTTCTCTCTTGTGAATCTTGGCAATTCAGGAGCAAGTAAATCTCCCTCGTTAATTTCTTTCTTAAAATTACCAAAATAGAAGTATTGTTTTTTCTCGAACTCAACTGGCAAACACAAATGAGTATATTCCTTGCCTCTAGTTCTCAATAAGAAGCCAGTTAAATCACTTACACCAAGTCTTTGCTCTATTATTGCAAAAATATTTCTTACAACACTTCCACGACTTTCAAATGTATCTGCAAACTTATTTAGAAGCCTGATTTTGGTAGCTTCTGATTGCATCATTGTTGAAGACATGTAATCATCAAATAAAAGATAATTTGCCCTTTCACCTGTAATATTTCCTTCTGTTGCAAAGCCCTGCATTTCTCCGCCCATCGTGGTTCTAAAATGCGTTTCCGTGTTCTTTCTATCATCAGCCTTAAATTCTGGGAAAAGCTCGTGAAATCTAGCTGTTTCAGTAATTCTTTTAGTCCAACCAATATTTCTATTTACAAGGTTTTCTTTGTTTGAGATTGCAAAGATTTTTTCGTAGGGAGTTCGTCCGAGAATATAAGAAGGAAGAGCAGAAGACCAAATTGTGGACTTCATTAGACCAGGGGGAATATTTATGATAAGTCTTTCAATCTCGCCATCAGCAACAGCCTGTGCATATTCGCACATTAAATCAATACTCCAAGTTTCAATCAATGGAGAACTGGGATGAATAAACGGATAAGCAAACTTTTTAAAGTAATCAGTAAAGTTTGTTTTGATTGTCTCGTTAGCACTTTCTTGTGCTAACTTTGCTAAGAAGTTTGGGTCTAAGTTCATATAATAAGTGGTGTTTATTAACTTAAAGTTAATAAGAACTAATATTAATTGCAACTTGTTTTTTTATAAGTTTAATAACCTTCAAGGTATCATCACTACCTAGTTTTTAGTTCACCACACTAAACAAAATAGAAAATGAAAGCAGAATTAAAATTTTTAAAGCCATTTTATATCCAAAAAAAATGGTATGGAACAACTGATAGAAATTCTTCAATAGAAATTGAAGTAGATGAAGCTAATACCCCCCTAGATTCCATTTGGTTTGAACAACTTAGATTTCAAGAAAATAAATCTAACTTCCAACTTATTACAAAATCATCACTTAAAACTAAATCCAAAGAATAATTATGGCTGGCACTTATCCTATTTCAGAATTTAACTTAGTTTCATCATTGCAAAAAATTGATGCTGGAGCAAGAATCCCTTTAATTTTAGCGCAAGGAACCTCTGCTGGTTCTTTTACAAGCGGTAATTTGGTTTCAAATATTGGAACTGATATTAACGCAGGTAAAGACCTTTGCGGAGCTGGTTCAATTGGTCATTTAATGATTGATGCTTTTAGACAAGCAAGCCCTAATACAAGACTAGACGCAATTATTGTTTCTGACAATGGTTCTGGTGTTCAAGCTACTGGTTCGGTTGCTTTTACAGCCTCAAGCCCTGTTGCTGGTACTTTATATGTAACTGTTGGTTCTTATACTAAAAATAGATATGCAATTGCAGTAACAACCGCCTCAACAGCAACAACTATTGGTGATGATTTAGAAGCTGCTATTAATGCTGATGATAATTCACCAGTAACAGCTTCAAATACAACTGGAACAGTTACTTTTACCGCTAAAAATGATGGAACAGAAGGTAATAGAATTTCAATTAAAGTTGAATCTTTACCAAGTGGAGTTGCTGCAACAATAACAGCTTTTACAAGTGGCGCAACTGATCCTGTTTTGACTGGTATTTTAACTAAAATTGATGCTGCAAGATATGATATTATTTTCCCAGTATGTTTCTTATCGACTGTTAAAACTCACTTAGAAGCTAAATTTAACACTAGAAACGCTATTTTAGATGGTGTTGGTATAGTTTGTAAAACTGATACTTACGCTAACCATGTAACCGCTTTAGCTCCTGCAACACTAGCTTCAAAAGTAATTACTCCTTACATCTGCTTAAAATTAGTGAATGATTCTGATTGGAAAGGAAACGAAATTGTTGAATTAGATTATGTTTTGCCAGCTTATTCTGCTGGCTTGAGAGCGCAAAGACTAAAAGAAAATGCTTCTATTAGTCCATTCATGATGAGCAATAACAACAGAGGTGGTTTATTTACTGCTGGCTTGCCTTATGCTAACATGAAGCTTAATGATCTTAACACGATTGCAACTGGAAAAGGATTCACTTTAACTGAAATTGAAGGTTTAGGTGATTTAGGTGGTTCAACTTTAAGCATGGATGAAAGTGGAACTGTTGCAGTTACTAATAAATTTTGGACAACTGCTTACAAACAAGCAACTCCAACTGCTGATGGTTACACTTACCAAACTTTGAATAAGTCTGATTGTGCAACTATTGCTAGAGAGTATATCTTCAAAAATATGAAGAATTTTTATGCTCAATCTGGTTTAACAGAAGGTACTTTACCAAACAATCCATTAGCAACTTATGCTAACGAAAAATCAATTAGAGCTTATATTGTAAGTCTTTGGTTAGATTTGACTGACTTCCCTTATAATGTGCTTCAATATTCAGCAGAACTTGAAACTGAATTTAAAACAAACCTAAGCGTTGTAGTTAATACTTCAACTGGAGCAGTTACTGGTTCAATGAAATTTAACTTAATGGGTCAATTAGATTCATTTACTTTTGATTTAACACCACAATTATAATAAAATATGGTAGATACTTTTACTCCAAAACGAATTGAAATAGATGGTAAAACATTTCTTTATGTCCCAAATACTTTAGTTGAAAAAGCTGGATTTGGAGAAACTAATACTAGAACGCAGGTATCTGGTCGCTCTGTTGTCATTTTGCCATCTGAAAATTTAGAAACTCAATTTGCTGAATTAAGTTTCGATATAATGATGGTTGATTCTGATAGTGATTCTGATCCGATTGTCTTAATCCAAGCTTGGAAATCTAGCAATGGAACTCACCTAGTTAAATTAATACCAGATGGTGCTGGTCAAAGCAGATTATATAAAAACGCTTCTTTAATGAACGATCCTACTTTTCAACACAGTTCTGATGGCGTTATTTCATTAACTTGGAATGCTTCTAAAGTAACCTTAACTAACTAATTATGACTGAATTACTAAGAGAAAAAAAATATCCACTTTTATCTGAATGTTCTTATTTTATCAATAATGATTATAAGAAGACCAAAGAAGTTAATTTATTAGCTCTAAAATTTTGTGATTCTGACAAGTTGTTAGATTTTCTTATAATAAATAAAAAGTTTGAAGCTCTTAATTTTCTTTGTGAAAAAGGTTATATTGCACCAGTTGAAGGCGGAAAGCTTAAAATTGATGATTTAGACTTTAGGGCTTCTGTTGTATTATTGGAGGAGTATACCTCAAGTTTTTTAGACATATCGCCTTTCTTGCAGACAAAGTAGAAAGGCGGAAGTTTAGAGAGTCTATTTTTAGTTTTTTGAAATATGCAACTGCTTTTACCTACAACGATATTAACAATATGGCTTTCCCTGAATTATTTGAATGGTATGACATCGCTGTAAAAGATAGCCAATCCGAGCAAAGGAAAGCCGCTGATGAAAGAAAGAAAGCGCAAGAGTTGGTAAACTCAAGAAATAGAGGGTATAGAAGATGAGTGATAAAATCAGTTATATCTTGGAGGTTTTAGATAAATATTCTCCAAATACAAAAAAACTTAAGAAAGAAATTAGTTCTTTAGAATCTTGCGTACAATCCCTGAATAACCAACTAAAAACAACTTCTCTAAATGTTGGCAAATTAGGAAGTAGTCTTGGATTAACCCAAGCAATCAAGCAAACTGATTCTCTAAAAAGAAATATAGATAACTTAAATAGGTCTAGCCAGCAATCCGTAAATATCACCAAGCAACAAGCAAGAGCTTTGGGAAATACTCGCAGAGCTTTTGCTGGATCATTTACGCCTATTAAGTTTAATCCTTATGAAGGCAAGTATCAACCGATACAGCAAAAAACACCTTACGAACCCCAGCCTCAACCTCAACAACCATCAAGACGAGGCGGTTTTTTTGCTGGCGGAGATGGCGTTTCTTTAACAAATGTTGCTAAAGGTATGGGTTTTTATCGAGCAATTGATATGGCTGTTTCTGCTCCATCAAAAATCCATGATGTAACTGTTGAAATGGATTCTTTAAGGGCTGGTTTATCTGCTTTGATTCCAACAGTAAAAGGAATGGAGAATGCAACTGCTGAAAGCGAAGTTGCTTATTTAAGAAGCATTTCTAACAAGTATGGTTTTGCCTTCTCTGATGTTGCGCCTTCTTATCTAAAATTAATGGGTACTGGCGGGAAAACTGACGCATCTTTGATAAAAGGAATACTTGAAAATGTTGGTGGATATGGTGGCTTAATAGGGATGAGTAGTCCAGCATTAGAAGGAACTCTAAGAGGCTTTCAAGATATGCTTACTAAGCAAGTTTTAAATGCTCAAGAGGTCAACTTACAAATGCAACAAATGCCTGGTGCAAAACCAATGTTACATAAGGCATTTAAAAGATTCGCAGAAAGTAAGGGTGTAAAAGGCATAACTGACGAAAATGTAAGTGCTAAATTCACCGCAGCTATGGCGACAGGAAAATTACCTTCTGTTGATATTTTGAGAGAATTTGTAAAAGTCTTATATGAGATGTTTGGTGAGGAGATGATTAAGAAGTCATCTAAACTAAGAAACGAAGAAAAAAGGTTATCAAATGCTTTTCAAGAACTAGGTGATGAAATTGGCTTACTTACTTATGAGTCTCAAATCGGAGGAGTTAGATCATTAACAAACTTAACCAAAAGCGTTAATGGATTTGCAGGAGAAGCTAATAGAGTAGCTGAATATATGAAAGGTTTATTCTCTGGTATATTGCCAGAAAAAGGTGGAGTTGTAGAAAAAACCGCAAGTGCGGTTGGTGGAACTGCCATAGATTTATTTAAAATGTCAATAGGAAGTCCTTTCTATGCTGCGAAATATGGTGGTGCTTTGGCTTTGGCTCAAGGTGCTTCGATAATGGGAGATGATACCTTAAAAGAAAATTTTGGATCTTGGGCAAAAGAAGAGTTCTTAAAAAATAACTTTGAAGATTTGCAAGCTGTATATAAAACTGACTTTATGTCACTTATAAATGCGCTAAAAGATGGTCAAAAAGTAGATATTACAATCAAATCAGATAATAATATAAAAGTTGAAGATGTTAAATCTAGTCGTCCATCAACTGTAAAAGCGGGGCAGAAATGAGCGTATTAAGCGGATTTTATAGAGCAAGTTATAGCATCAACGGCAAGAAAGCTACTTTTTATGCAAGGAATGTTTCTGATAGCGGATTAGGAAGAAAAACAGTTATTCACGAATATCCAAACTCTTCTGAAAGATATGTTCAGGATATGGGTAAAAAGTCTGGAATTTATGACTTTGACATTGAAATTCAAGAAACCACCTTTTCACGATATAAACGATCTAAAAAGAAGCTAGAAGATAACTTAAACGCAATTGGAAGAGGAACTTTAACGCATCCTACAATTGGTGAAAAAAAAGTTGTGGTTGTTTCTGCTTCTGTTGATGAGAATTTTATTAATGAGCTAGGAATTGCTAAGTATAAAGTAACTTTTGCCGAATCAACTGTTAATAAGTATCCTGAGGAAGGTTCTAGTAAAAGTGCTTTGTCTAAATGGTTCGATCAACACTTTGCGAGTGCTAAAGCTGCTTTTGATAAAGCTGCTGAATACTATGACAAAGGAATTGAAGGATTTAACATTGCTAGGGATTATATTCAAAATACTACGCAAACAGTAAATGATATTGTTTCAACTGTAAATGGTGTTGCTGATGAAGCCGCAGCTTTTGTTGCTGATATTGCAGATTTGACAGCTTCTTTGACAGAGCTAATGCAAACTCCATCTAATCTTTCTCGAAGATTTCAAAATATATTTGGAGCAATATCGGCAATTACAGATAGTTTTAATACAATGGTTGACATTGCTTTGAACATCTTTGATTCAAGTAAGAATGAACAATATCCAGCTTCTTCTGCAAGAAATGAGCAACTCAACACAAACAATCAAGAGTTAGATAATTATTTTAAAACATCATCGTTAGCTGTTGCTTGCCTCGCCTCGACAAATATTGATTACACTTCGCAAGAAGAAATAGACGGCATAATTAAAAGGTTAAGCACTGCTTTTGATAGCTTAAATCCTAATAAGATAGATGAAGATGTTTATTACAACTTACAAAATCTTAAAGTTGGAACTACAGCATTTCTTAAAAATTTAAGAACTACATTGCCGTTTTATGTTAGCATAAAAACAAACAGCGTACCAAGTGCGGTTTTGGCTTACAATTATTATGGAGCTAGCGATAGGTCTGATGAAATACTCCTTTTGAATAACATTGAAGACCCTGCTTTTGTTAGCGGAAATATTAATATACTTTCTGGATAATGGCTTTTGAAGATAATATAACAATAGATATAGCGGGAGTTAGCTTTAAAACCTTTAAATCCGTTTCGGTCAATGAAAGCTTAGATTTCTTTGGAAAGACTTTTAATATTGACATCAATATTCCAACTCAAGATGCCGATATTTTTTACGAAGGGCAGGGAATTAAACTTTATTTAGATGATGAGCCTTTTTTAACTGGTTATATTGATGAGGTAGATATTGATTATTCTGTTGGCTCTTGCGACATAAGATTTTCTGGTAGAGATAAAGTTTCTGATTTAATTGATAGCCGAATATCAAACAAAGTTTTTGCAACACCTACAACCTTTGAGAATGTTTTAAAAAAAGTTTTAGAAGCTGTTGGTTACGAGGTTTTAAGTGCTACAAAAATAGGAACTTCAATTTCTAAAATAGAAATACCTTCGAGCCTAACATCTTTAGCAAGCAAATTCAACATTCCGACCTCTTTTGAAGAAGGTTTAGCTTTAGCGGAAAATCAAATTGCGGTTATTAATGAATATGGATATATAGAGCCATTTTCTAATTCTGAAGGAATTGGATTTAGTAAAGATGAAAGTGCTTACGAGTTAATTCAAAGACTAGCTGACAAAAGAAGACTGGTATTAGGCACTGATGGCAATGGAAACATTATCATTAGAAAAATAGGCAACAAGCAAGCTCTTGTAAAATTACAAAACTTGACTGAACTTAATAAAAAAAGTGGATTACTTGGTGGATTACTTGAGAGCGGAGCTTCTGCAACAGTAGATACATCTCAAAATAACATAAAAGATGCTTCTATTAAAAGGGATTTAAAAAATAGATATTATGAATACAAAATAGTTTCAAGTTTAACTGGAACTAATCCAGATGGTAAAGATTGGAAAGCTGTAATGGATAATTTAAAAAATAATACAGTTCAATATAGCGGTGTTTTTTACGATAAATCAGTAAGAAAAACAAGAAAGTTTGTTGATTATGTAGCTAACCTAAACAACTCTCAATGTAAAGAAAGAGCTGAATGGGAATGCAATATTAGATATTCTAAATCCCATGTTTATTCTTGCAGCGTAGTTGGTTGGAGACAAGGATTAAGACCTATTACTTTTAAATCTTTAGCAACGGCATTAAGCAGCCCTTCTAACTTTCTCAAGCCTCAAAAAAACGAGCCTTGGCAAGCAAATCAATTAGTACAGATAACTGATAACTTGGCTCAAGTAGATGATAATCTTCTGATAAAAGATATTACTTACAATCTAAGCAAAGAGTCTGGCTCTTATGTTAGATTGAGTCTGGTTGATAAATTGTCTTATACTAATTCTGTATTTGAGCCAAAAATTAAAAAACCAAGAAAAAAATCAAATTCAGTAATAAAAGGATTAGGGTTGGAATGATTAGAATAGCAGAAATAAAACAATTAGAATATGTTGGGCAACTTGGTAGAATAAGAGTTCAGTTTAAAGACCCAGCTTCAACCAATGTTGAAAACGGAGTTTTAATTCTACCAACTGGTGATAATGTTTGCCCTTCTGTTGGTGATTCTTGTTATGTTTTATGTGTTGGCGATGAATATGGAATAAATTATGTAATACCTTATGATGTTGATAGCGCACCTAAAATTCTTGAAGGTGAAAAGATTATTTATGGAAAAAAGCAAAACCAAATTTATTTCAAACAAGATGGCTCAATAAGTATTACAACCTCTGATAGCAAGCAAATTGATATTACTGCACAAGGTGGAGTTAATATTACTGGAGCGGTAAATATTACTGGGAATGTTGCAATTACTGGGAACCTAAGTGTTAGCGGAACTTCTAACTTACAAGGCACAACTACTATTGAAACCAAGCCATTTATTACTCACACTCATAGTGGAGTAATAGTTGGCGTTGGTAATACTGGAGCAGTAGTCTAATGATTAGGAAACCAAAAGGTACCACACCCGCAAACCTAACCATTAGACCAATAAAAATTTATAAACAATATTAACTATGTCAATAAAAGATTTAAAATTAATAAAAAATTCTGATGGGATATTTGACATTTCTTTTGAGAATGGGGACTTTGCTTTAACAGGCGGTCTTGAGACTTCTTTTATGATGACAATTTATTGCCAAAAAAGAGAGGATTCAATTGAAGACCCTCGTTCTCGTGGAGGTTGGATTGGCAACGAGTTAAACGAAGACGGATTTGAACAAGGCTCTTTAGTTTGGACGCTTTATCAAGAAAAATTAGATGATGATACTGTTAATATTTGCCAGAATTATTTAGAAGATGCTTTTCAATGGTATATTGACAAAGGAATTGCAAAAGAAATTGATATTATTGTTGAAAAAGATATTGACTTAGAAAAATTAACAGCAACAATTACCGCAATAAGGAATGATAATACTGAATTTGTGCAGTATTATGATTTATGGATAAACACAATTAATGCAAGCTAACACCACGGCTAATGACATTAAACCTACCCTCTGATAGAAAAGAGGTATATAACAGGATTGTTTCAGATGTAACCGCACAGTTGCCAGACAGTGGGGCGTTTTTGCCTACCTCTTATTTAGGTTCTTTAATTAAAGGTTTAGCTTACAGAGTTTATGACAATTATCAGAAGATTCTGATAATGATTAATCAATTCTTTGTAAATACCGCAACTGGTGTTTATTTAGAAAGATGGGGCAATACTTACGGAATTACAAGAACTGTTGCAACCTCTGCCACAGGAAATGTTGTTTTTTCAGGAACTGCTGCAACTTCTGTCCCCTCTGCCACAAGCCTTCAAAGCGCATCTGGAATAACTTACACAACGCAATCTACTTCAACTATTTCATTAAACAGCGTTTCAGTTTCTTCAATGTCAAGAACTGGAACTTTAGTAACTGTTAATTTTACTGCTGAACATAATTTAGCAAGTGGAATCGCCGTTACAATTACTGGCGCAAGCCCTTCTGACTTCAATGCTTCAAATGTTATAATTACTGTAACTTCTACTACGCAATTTCAATTTACACAAGCTGGAACTGCTGGAAGCGCAAGTGGCACAATTATTGCTGAATGGACTACCGCAAGTGTAGCTGTAACTGCAAGCTCTCAAGGGCAAAATACCAATATTACTTCTGGTGGAATTTTAACATTAGGAAGCCCTATTGTTGGCGTTAATAATAATGCTTTTGTTGATTTCAATGAGTTATCCGGTGGTACTGATATTGAAGGAGACGCTTCTTATCGCTCAAGAGTTTTATTTAGAATACAATTCCCTTTTTCATTCTTCAATACAAGCGCATTAATTAATCAAGCAAAATTAATTGCTGGCGTAACTAGAGTTTGGATATTTTCACCAAGCACCACATCTGCCTCAATTTCTATTTCAAACCTTGTAAGAGCTGGACAAATTGCAACTGCTACTTCAACCGCTCATGGCTTAGTAAGTGGATCTTATGTTACTGTTACTGGTGCGGTTCAAAGTGAGTATAATGTTATTGAAGAAAGAGTTATTGTAATTGATGCAAACACTTTTGCCTATCCTGTAAGTGGAAGCCCAACAACCCCTGCAACTGGCACAATTTCAGCAGCTTATTCTTATGTTGAAGAAGGACAAGTTAGAATTGGTTTCACAAGAGATAATGATGCTTCAATTATTCCAAGCTCAACAGAAGTAAATACTGTAAAAGATAAAATATTAGAGATTAAACCAGCTCATATGAGTGATGATGATGTTATTGTTTTTGCTCCAACTGCTGTATCTATCCCAGTTACTTTTTCAAGTTTAAGCCCTAACACAACCGCAATGCAAACAGCTATTACAAGCTCTTTGACTGACTTCTTTAAGCTATCAAACAACATTGGTGAGAATGTTAAATTAGCTGATATAAACGCTGTTATTTCTCAAACAATTGATTCAAGTGGAAGTGTGCCAATTTATACTTTATCTGCACCAAGTGCGGACACTACGATTGGTTTAAATGAAATTGGAACTTTGGGGGTGATTACTTATTAATGCCTAATTTTCAAGCCCACACATTAGAACAACATGAACAGGCGATCAGCCAATACATGCCTAATGATAGGCTATTTCAAGCTAAGAATGTTAAGGATACAAACCTTTATAAATTATTCTTAGGTTTAGGCGGAGAGTTCACAAGAGTTGACGAGATATTTCAAAATGTTTGGGATAATACAAATATTCTAACCACAAATGATTTAGAATATATCTCAAGATGGGAAGCTGCAGTTGGAATACCTGATGATTGTTTCACGCAAACAACATCGCTTTCTTTAGAAGAAAGAAGAGAGCAAATTCTAGTTAAATTAACTTCTTTGGGAGTTTTGACAGAACAAGATTTTATTGATTTGGCGGCTATCTTTGGATATACGATTGAAATAAGTAATGGAATAGAATATGGGACTTTCCCATTAACTTTTCCATTTACATTTTTCGCAAACCCTAAACAAGCAAGATTTACAATGATTGTAAATATGCCAACAAGTTTAGCCCCAACATCTGTTTTTCCTTTAACCTTCCCTTTCACTTTTAGTAGTGGTGGTGGTTCAGTTATTGAGTGTTTATTTAACAAGCTAAAACCAGCTAATACATCAATTGTTTTTAATTATATTTTATAGAAAATGGACATAGTATCAAAGATAAATGGAAATACATTATCGGCAACAGAATTTAACCAAATTCCAACTGAATTAGAAGCTGGAATTACTGCTTCAGGACAAACTCCTTCTGATGCAACTCTAAACCAAGTACCGATTTTTGTTTCAAGATTTGCAGCAAATAATTTCTACATAGACAGCGGCGTTGCTGACGCTTATGTTTTAGCTCTTGCTGCTTCAATGACTAACCCAGTTAGTGCAACTGTTGGTTACTTCATCGGAATGACAATCCGCTTTAGAGCGGGAAACGCCAATACAGGAGCTTCAACAGTAAATGTAAACTCTGGCGGCGTTAAATCAATTAAACTTGGGGATGGATCTACCAATCCTCCAGCAGGATCTATTTCTACTACCGCCGATACTATTGCTAGATATGACGGCACTGTTTTTAGATTAGAGCAAGTTAATCTAGTTGGTGGAGTTATAGGAAACTTACCTGTGGCGAATCTAAATAGCGGGACTTCTGCATCCTCTTCTACTTTTTGGCGTGGTGATGGAACTTGGGCAGCTCCCTCTGTCAGTGGATCAATAATTCAAACTACATCAGTTGCTAAAACAGATACCTCGACCGTTACTGGAACTACTTTTGCAACAACTGGTTTAACAGCCGCCATAACACCAAGCTCCGCTTCGAATAAAGTTCTGGTTACAATAAATTGGCAAGGTGGCACGGATACCTCTTCGTTAGGATTCTTAAAATTATTAAGAGGTTCTACCCCTATTTGCATTGGAGATGCAGCGGGAAGTAGGTTGCAGGTTTCGGCTTTGGTTTATACAGCGGATGCCAACGGTGCTTTAGGTGTTGCGTTATCTTTTTTAGATTCCCCTGCGACCACAAGCTCTACAACTTATGTGCTTCATGCCGCCTCTGCAACTGGTGGTACATCGGTATTCACTAATAGATCAAATACAGACCCCAATTCTACATCTGGCGCAAGAATGGCTTCAACTATAACTTTACAAGAAATCAAAGTATAAATCTATGAAAAATAAAATATGTGAAATTATTGCATGGAAATATAAACAGTATTCCCATGCTTGTCCATCTGAAAATGACTATGAATCTATTTGGTGGAATCCTGAAAATGACATTCCTAAGCCTTCTTTATATGAAATAGAGCAAGTTGATTCAGAATATTCATCTTTTTTACAAATTAAGTCTTTTGAAAATTTAAAAAATTCTAAAATATCTCAACTTAAATTAAATCTTGAATTACAGAACAACAAGCCTTGTCTAGTAAAAGTTGGAGATGTTGAGTTTCTAATAAAAAAAGAAGACGAAATAACTATTGGAAGAAGAATTAAAAGACTTTCAGCTTTGCCATCTGGCTCTACTGCTGAATGGAGCAACTCTTCTAATGAGCGATTGGATCTTACTTTACCTCAATTTGAAGAATTATTAAGAACTCTTCAAAACCATCTTGATGTAAGAGACGAGCAAAATTTCGCAATTTATTTTCCAATCAAAAAAGAAATTGAAGCTGCTTTAACAATTGAAGAATTAAACGATATTAACATTAATTTTAATTAAATATGCTAGGATTATTAGGAAGCTTACTGGAATCAAGTGGTGGTGGTGGTGGAGGATCTCCAGGTGGATCTAATACCCAAGTTCAATTTAATGATGCAGGTTCATTTGGGGGAGATGCTGGATTTACTTACAATAAAACAACAGATTCACTTACACTAGCTGGGAATCAAACATTTAGCGGAACAGCAAAAAGAATTACTGGCGACTTCACAAATGCCACTAAATCAAATCGCTTAAGCCTCCAAACTTCTACAGCTAACAGCACAACTGGGGTTGCTGCTTTACCAAGTGGGACTGGTCAAGTTGGTTCTTTTTTTGCTCACGGCGGATCAGATGCAGATAATTCAGCTTATGCACAATTCCATTGTGACTCTTCTGGTGGTCATGTTGGTATTAATTCAAGTAAAACTGGTACTGGAACAACCCTGCCTATTCGTTTACAAATTGATAATACAACGAAAGTTAGTGTAGATACTAGTGGAAATTTAAATTATGTTAACGCAACCGCTTCTACTGCTGCGGCATTTGATTCTAGTAAGAATCTTGTTAGCGTTACTAACACGGGGACTGGAGATAATGTTTTAGCTACTTCTCCAACTTTTACGACTTCCACAACGACAGCAGGAACTGGTGGGACGGTTATTCAAACTTTAAGTAGTGGGGCGTCTGGCGGTATTTATAATACAGTAATTGCAAATTACGATTTTACCTCTGACGCTACCCCTGTTTTAATTTATACTCTAACTTTAGCAACCAATACCACTTACGCAATAAAAGGATTTGTAAGAGGGAGAAGAAGTGGAGGAGGAGGATCCGCAGGCGATTCTTCAGTATTTAATTTTTTTGGCTGCGTTAAAAATGTTGCGGGAACTGTGAGCATAGTTTCTACAATTGATGTAATTTCTAAATTAGACATTGCGGGTCCAAATATTACTTTCTCAACCTCTGGAGCAACATTACAATTTTATGTAACAGGCGTTGCGGCAACCAATATAAATTGGTCATTCTTTTTAGAAACTTTTGGAAGATAATAATTAATTTTAATTTATATGAAAATTCAAAATGATGTTGTAGACGGCGCAAGTTTTACAACTCCAGACCTAGGAACTCCTTCGGCGTTAATTGGAACTAATATTACTGGAACGGCTGCTGGACTAACCGCTGGGAATGTCACTACAAATGCAAACTTAACTGGCGATGTGACCAGTGTGGGGAATGCAACTACGATTGCAAATAATGCCGTCACAACAGCAAAAGTTCTAAATTCAAATATCACCTTGGCAAAAATTGCCAACGCTGCAGCAAATAGTAAACTGCTGGGATCAGGTGATGCTGGATCTGGGGCAGCTTATACCGAGATTACTCTTGGGACTAACCTTTCTATGAGCGGCAGCACTCTTAATGCCGCTTCTGCAGGCGCCACAGCTTTCAACGCAATAACTTCAGGCACAAATACAACCGCTGCAATGGTTGTCGGAACTGGGTCTTCTTTAGCAGTTTCTGGATCAGGTACTATTGCGGCAACAACCGTGGTTACAAATGCAAATTTAACGGGCGCAATTACTTCAGTTGGCAATGCGACATCTCTTGGTTCATTTACTTCAGCTCAATTAGCTACTGCTTTGACGGATGAAACTGGAACGGGAGCAAATGTTTTTGCTACTTCTCCAACTTTAGTAACTCCAGCCTTAGGAACTCCTTCTTCGGGGGTTCTTACTAATTGTACTGGCTTACCAAAAACTACAGGCATTGCGAATTGGTCTGCTCCAACTGTTCAGAAATTTCTCTCTGGTTCAGGAACATACACAAAACCAGCCAATGTCCTTTACATTAAAGTATTGATGGTTGGTGGAGGCGCAGGTGGATGCGGCAGCGGCACAAGTAATACTGGAGGCATAGGTGGCGCTGGTGGCAATACTACATTTGGCACCTCTCTTCTGGTAGCTAATGGAGGTAGCGCTAATGTAGTTCCTTATCAAAGCGGAGCTGGAGGAAGTGCTTCTTTAGGTACTGGACCAATTGGAACAGCTATTGCTGGGGGAGTTGGTGATAGCGGGGTTAGTTTTAACCTCGCAAGCACATATGTTCTTGGCGGTCGTGGCTCGTCAAGCCCTCTTGGAGGGGCGGCTGGGGGAAATCTTGTTGTTGGCGTTGCGGCAATAACTAATACTGGTTCTGGTGGTGGTGGAGCGGGTTCCAATGCGGTTACTTTGTGCGTAACTGGGGCTGGCGGCTCTGCTGGTGGGTTTGTTAACGCTATAATACTTTCTCCATCAGCTACTTATAGTTATGCGGTAGGAGCTGGTGGCGCTGGCGGGACTGCTGGGACTTCAGGTCTTGCTGGTGGCGCTGGTGGCTCTGGTTATATCGAAGTAACTGAATATTATCAATAAGGAGAATTTATGAACATTGAATCTGTAAAAATCACAACTGGTGGCTATAATGTCACTTCTGAAGGCAATAGGTTTTTTATCCCAAACGATCCTGAAAACCTTGATTGTCAAGATGTTTTAGCGTGGGCTGCAATAGAAGGTAATTTTATTCAACCAGAATTTACTAATGAAGAACTTTTAAATAAAGCCAAGGAAATTAAAAAAATTGAAATTAAAAATTTAAGATCAACGAATTTATGCAAAAATCTTTTTGCTAAAACTGTTGATGGAGTAGATTTTTATGTAAAAACAGATCCCGAAATTAATTTATTCCAATCAGCAATTTTAATGTCAGATAACGGAATTCGTTTATGGGGCTGTTATAGTAGTAATGGCAAAGCTTTACTTTCTTTCTCTAAAGAAGAGTTACTTAATATTGCTAGTCATTACGAAACAAGAAAGAATCAAGAATATAATCTTTGCGATTTAAGAAGAGAAGCAGTAGATAACCTGACTACTATCCAAGTCCAAGAAATTGAGGCTTTTGATATTACTCAAGTTTTTGAGTAATATTAATTAAAAGAGAAAATTTAATGGACGAAATACTTGATAGCATAAACTATTTAATTTTAAAAACAGCAGGCGGCTTAATTGCGCTTTGGGGAGTGGCAGTTTACGGATTAGTAAAAATCGCTACATTTCTTGGAGGCTGTGCAGCAGAAGGTGCAATTAATAAAGCTCTATCAAAAATGGTACCTTTAGTAAAGTCTCAATTTAAGATTGAATTTGAATCTATCAAAGAAGATGTTAGTCAACTAAAAGAAGAAGTTGGAGATTTAAAATCTTCAATTGAAAAATATAGAAAAGTTAAGCATGATATAGAAACTGAAAATCAATATCTTGGAGAAGCTTTGATTTCTAAAGATGAAGAGATGTTGGAAGAATTTAGAGAAATTCTTATTAAAAGAGAAAAAAGGAAAAAATATGAATGACCAATGTGAAAGACCACCAACTAACATGGAAGTTGCGTATAAAATAGTAAAAGAGTTCTTCAAGTTCTTTTCTAAGCCTCCATTGCGAGCTACATTCTTCACTATAAGTTTTTGTAGTGGAATGTTCTTTTTCATCTCTAAACTCTCAATATCTGATTGTATCGAGGGGGCTAAGTGGTTAATCTCATTGGTGTAAAAATGATTGAATATTTAAAAGCAATTGGTACTTTTATTGCTGTAATAGCAATTTTCTATTGTGGTAAATTAAGAACTGAAAAGAAAAGGCTAGAACAAGATTTGGAAGAGAAAGATTCAACAATAAATACAATCAAGGAAAATGAAAAGGTTAAAGAAACTAATTCTACCATGTCTAAGTCTGATCTTATTAACGGCTTGTAGTACTAAATATGTTTCTGATGGTTGTATTATCTTTCCTGATATTGTAGTTTTAGAATCCGACAAAGAAACTTTACTAGAAAACCAAGAAATGCTATCAAGAGATTTTTTGGTTTCATTTAAAAACTATAAAGACTTAAGAAAGAAAAATTGCAAATGAAAATACTTTTAATAGCTCTGTTCTTACTATTCTCACCTACTGCCTACGCTTACGAGTGGGAAATTTTGCGCGTAATAGACGGCGATACATTAGAAATCAAAAACGAGTGCTTCTCAAAAGAATTAAAGCTATCTGTTAGAGTTTTAGGCATTGATACGCCTGAAAAAGGTTCAAGAGCTAAGTGTGATAAAGAAGCTAAATTAGCAGAACAAGCCTCAAAGTTTACTAAGCAATTTATCGGTAAAAATAAGAAAGCTACTTTCAGAAATATCAAGTGGGACAAGTACGGTGGAAGACTACTTGCAGATGTTGAAATAAACGGCAAAAGCCTTGCAGGTGAGCTAGTTAAAAACAATTATGCAAGATCATACGATGGAAAAAAAAAGGGTTCTTGGTGTGAGTAAAATAGCGTTTAAAGTTGTGTCAAATTCTAGTGATGCAATCCACTTTAGCAATTCTATAAATTTAACAATAACTTTTGCCTTCTAATGTTTTTAATCAATTTCCTAAAATCAATATTCAAGAGACTAGTTAATCACTACAGAATAGTTTCTTGGGTTGGATTTCTTACCAATAAACCTAAAGAACAGTTATTAGCAGAAGCGCCACCAAGAAAAACAAATTGGGATAGATTGGCTTTCGAGAAATATTGGGTCTATTATGCTATCTTAGTTTTAACGATACTGCTTGCTTCTTATAACGCCTTAGCTACTTTTTTCATAAACACTAAATCAAAAATAGATGTTCTTAATTATCAAGGAGAAGGCAGCCCTTTAACAATAGTTTATAAAGCAGCATCTGTAATTTATCTACTTGATTATACAGTACAAACCATTGCTTTTATTTGCCTAGTCTCTCTAGTTATTTATGCTTGGAAGCGTAAGAAATAATACGCTAGCTGCAACGGCAAAGAATCCTGCCCAAATCCATAGTTCATTTTTCATTTTCTCTTTAGCTCCTCAATATCCTTCTGCATTTGCTCGAAGGAGTTGATGAAATCGGTTATGGTGCAATATTCTTTTTTAAATTCCAATCCAGAAGGGGAGTGATCTATTTCACCATTTTCATTGTAAAAAATTGTTCTAGCTACATTGCCATTCTTATCCCTAATCAAAGAATCTAAAGTATCTCCTTCTAATATTTTTGGCAACTCACTAACATCCTTCCAAATACTCACTGGCTCGACATATTCCTCTTTCCATATACTTTCTTTTAACTCTTTTTCTATCTCTGTATTTCCCCGCTCAATAGCGTCAATAAATTCCTCTTTAATGTCGATTTTAGGCTCTGGTTTCGACATAGGATATTGTTCATCCATCCTCTGATTAAATTCTTCCATTTGTTTAACGCCATCTTTCAAAGCGTCTTTTACTAGATTCATTCCAGCTTTCTCAACTTCTAAAGCATTAATCAGATTTTGAACTGCTTTGCCATATAAACTATATTGCGCTGGCAGGCTATTATAAATTTGTTTCAACTCCTCCAAAGCCCTATCAACTTCGCTTGCTTCCTTCTCATTAACAATATTTTTTAATTTTGACTTACCCAAACATTTAAAAGAGCAGAATTTATTATATTCTTTGCTATCTTGACAAACCTTCTCAAGCTCCTTAACCTTAGCTTCAAGTTTATCGCAGTGCGCGTAAATCGGCTTATTCAAGAAATGATTATGATTCTCTAAAATTATATCATAGTTTTCTTGAAGCTCCTTAACCTTAGCTAGGAGGGTTTGGTTTTCTGCTTGAAGCTCTTCGATCACTTTCATAGCTTTAAAGAACTCATTATTGGTTGGCTCAAACTCATATGATTTTTTAATTTCATTAAGTTCTGCGATTCTCTCGCTTAGTGTTTTATTTATCATTTTCTACCTCAATTTAATTGTTAATAACTTTAAAATGTCTTTATTTTATTCTAAAAGTTTTCCATGTCCCGCATTTTTCACAAACGCATTGTTTTCTAGTTTCATAATAAAAACCTTTTTCATCAAAAGAGCAGTCATACATTCGAGTTGATTTAATCAATTGCCATTTGTGATGGCAAAAACCAAGCCATTTTAGAATTGATTTTATCATTTCACCACCTCAAAACTCACAACCCAACAAAATGGGTTAGCCTCAAACTTCTCTTCTGGTTTTTTGTGGGTTGCGTTCCAAAGCTCTTGGAATTTATCAAAAATAACATCTGGCGAATCCCAACCATTTACAAATTGGATCCCTTCTTTAATTACATCGCCTAGCGTAATATCCGCCAAGCGTTCCACTTTTATCTCTTTAATCAGCGGGGTTAGGCGTGAGTGTTCTTGCTTCATGTGTTGAGCCGGTTTCCACTTATAATTATTTTCTTTATCTTGGTTATCCGCATTATAAATTATGTCTCTATAGTGCTGATTCTTATAAATGGTACATGGTCCTAGGGGAAAACTTGAAAGAGCCTCTTCCGCTTTTCTAAAAGCGTCTTTCCAATTAAAAAACTTCTCCTTCGCAAAAATCTTTTGTCCTACTTGGTAGGGGCAATCACTAAAAGACATAGCGCTGCAACGGCTATTTAATTTTAAGAAGTCGATTTTATCAGTTTTAATCACCTCCCTAAACATAACTTTTGATCCGTTTAGAATCGCTTGCACTTCTTGTGCTGTAAAAACTTTACCTTTCATTTATTTGCCCTCCAATTGTTTTTTTGTCTCAGCAATCATTGCATCAATGAGTTGCACGCTAATAATTGCCTCTGTTTTTCCAGTCGCTAAAATTGCCGATCTTATCCCATTTAATGCGTGAAAATAGCCTTCATCAAATCCGTGCCCGATACTTTCATATTTATTGTAGAAAAAACCGTGATACCAACAACCAACTGTAGCATGATGTTGTTTTCGGATAAAAAATCTTTTTATTTGCTTCATAATTCCCTAAATTAAATTAATACAGCCCCCTACGGCAATTAAAGCCAAGCTATCACGACTGGCATGAAGCCAACCGCTGTATCTTACCCCATAAGAGTTCGTTTAGAAGGTACAGAGACTTTCCACTGGTGCGATTCTTACTCCCCTTTTGCCCCAGAAGGACGGATCTTAAGCTCCTTTTCAGATGACGAGTTTCCAAAGTCTCGACTTCGCTTTAATACCGACCACGAAAAGCGCAATCCAAAATATTAAAGCCGTTTATTCCACCTGCTTCTGGTATTCTTTGAAAATTCAAAAAGTCGCAATCAATAGAAGTTGCGCTTGCTTCTATTAGTCTTTACCCTCCTACCCCTACAAAAGGATCAGATTTAGATACCTATGGCAAGTCTTTGTGGAACCCCAGTATCGGTTAGCAACATGACCTGTTGTTGCCCGTGTAGATTGCGACCATTTGAAAATTCATAAAGCAACGCTGGTAAGGCATTTCACCTTACATGCAACCTTTCGTCTTTAAGGTTCTTGTGAGTGCGTCCGCCTGACTGCGTCTATATTTCCGCCACAGCGTTGCCATAAAAATTCTCAACTATAATAAAGTTACCATAGTTTAGTGTAAATCGTTATACTTGGTGGGAGGGGCAGGATTGTAACCTACGAAACCAAATTAATTAAAATATTCGTGGGTAATTATTCCACTATTTTTTAAATTAACCATACTGGTGGTTTGCCTACTGGTCGACCGCTGACAAACTGACATTAACATACTCGTCCACCCTCTCCATTGTCCAGTTTTTTAGTAAATAAACTGGACGAATTTGCCTTTTTACAGAAGGCTAACTGGCTTTCTCTCTAGCTGTCACGGATGTCTTACCGTCCTCCATAGTTACCCTGTTTTTTACATGGTTAGGCGTTCCGTAAACTTTCCATGAAGGCGGCATAAGTTTATAGAGTCCTGACGCTTATTGTCCTCTTTCCTGCAACCATCTTAAGCCGTTGCCGCTTTTAAAACACCCGCAGCCAAGTAAGCTTTCTTTCTCTTTTTTAAAAGACTGCGGATGTTATCAATACCAGTACACGCAGGAACCTTTCAAAAAACCTTGTTTACTGATATTGATAGAGAGTATTATCTACATTGATTTAGTTAAGTCAAGAGAAAAGATTAAAATAAATGAAAATAAAGTGCTTGACATGATTTATCTTAGAGTTTCAAGCTTTACCTTAAAATATTCGTAACCTTTTTTAACAATAATTTTCTTTATATTGGCTTCGTAAATATCTTTATCATCAAAGCCATATTTCTTTTGCATGATGTCTTGAAGTGGCTTAACTGGATTATCCCAGTCAGAAGCTTTATTGCTAAATCCGAACTCAAAATAAATGCGATAAGGTGGTTCTGGTAGCTTTTTTCTAGGTAAAGCTAACAGTAAATCTTCTTGATAGTCTAGGTATTCTTTGGATTTGTATCTTTTTCCTTGCCAGCATTTATTAACTGACAATGGTGGTATTTCTAGTTTAATTTCCATTATTTATTAATCCTAAAATTAAACCCCTGACCATCCACAAACTCAATCACGAAAGTTTCAGGATACCTTAAATAGTTTGCAAAAGAGAAAAGCGTTCTCTTCTTAAAAGCTTTCTCATTAAGCCCTATCTCTAACTGCATATCATAATAATCAAACAATTGCTTTTGAGTTGCTCTGTATCTTAAAGCAGTAACAATTTTATCTAAGTTGAAATAATAATCTCCAACCTCAAGTATTCCGCCAACATCATCAGCGATCCAACGCCAATCAGCATCTTTGTCGAAGTATTTTCTAACAAACTTCTTAGCAATTCCATTGCAGGATTGTTCGTAAGCTATAATTTCTTTAATCATTTTTAGTTTTCCTCTTTAATTTTTCTTTAAGCATTGCCTCTGCTATATAATAAGATTCCTCTGCCAGAATGACCGCAGGGTTACTATTATGAAATCCGTCGTATATAAGTCCCTGCATAGCCCTCATAGCACAATCATCAACATACTTCTCGCAAAGTATATCAAAGTCAAACTCGTTTTCGTGAAACTTTTTATCTACGAGTTGGTTTCTAAGTTGATATATTTCATCATCTTTAATTTTAATAGTTCTTTTAAGTTCTTTCATATTAATTCTCTATGTTAATTATTTCCCTAAATCTCTTAGCTCTATCCGCGGGTGTATCAACCCCATCAAACTCAAATAGATAAACCCTCTTATCTTCAAAATCATGCTCTTGAGAATCCAGCCACTCTTCTTCTGGCTTTATGCAATCAGATTTAGGATAATATCTAGCATTGCCATTGTTAAACCTCAAGCTATGAGATACTTTCTTGCCGCATCTCTGGCATGTTTTGAATAGGATTTGTTTTACTTTTTTATTCTTCATAATAAGTGCAAATTAAATCCCAGTTATTCTTACTGGTTCTGAAATTAAACTTTTCCTTTCGCTCAATTGTAAATTTATTAGTACCCTCTACTCCCCATTGAATATTATCTGTTAAAAATTTAGCAATAATTATTCGCTTATATTCTGGGTCTCTCCATTTCTGGACTATGTTTTTACTGGTCATGTTTATTATTTAATTCCTAATTTTGCGTAAATAGGAGCAGCTTTTATCCTAGCTTCTCTTATTACTTTTTTATCAGTCAAGCATTTGTGACAATCTTTACAGAAGATATGTTCTGCAATCATAACGCCTCCAAATATATCAAGGTTCGTGTGTTTGCAAAAGATTTGTTTTAAAAGTTTTTTCATGTTTATTGTTTAAATGTTTTTCAAATATAACTTTAGTTCCATTAATTGAGATATTTCTGATTTATTTAATGGCAAATATTTTTCAATAATAGTTTTCAAAAAATTACCATTCTCATTTCTTAGTGCTTGCGACTCATTTTTAACAGTCCACCTGTACCAATCTAAGCAATCTTTAAATTCTCTTTCTCTCATCGTATTATTTAAAAGTTACCCTCAAGACTTGTTACGAAGCCTTGAGGTTGTAGGGCTAGAAGGGTATCGAGTCTGATTCTTCCTCAACTTGTGGTTGGAAACCATTCCCCTTAGCTTGAGAATGTTGATCCACCTTATCTTTCTTAACATAAGCTGCTTTAATGTTCCCCGCTAAATATTCTAAACCAGTTTTAGAAATAGACCTATAAACAGAAACCTCATAATCACCTGCTGGCAATCCTTCTGGCAAATTAATCTTTCCATTGAAAGCACCTTGCAAGATTTCCTCACCATTAGCTTTGGTGACAAAAGTGCCATCTTGCTTCTTAATTGGCTTACCTTCGTGCTGGTTGATAAATAGCGTTAATCTTGGTTTTGGTTCGTATGACATTTATTCTCCTTTGTTTATTGTAACATTATTATTCTCATTATTATCAGTAATTATGCCTTTTGAGCGTAATTCTGACATAACTAATTTTTCATTCCAAAAAATATCTTTTGTTGAAACTTCTATATTGTAATGACTTTTTAAGTATTGCGCTTGTTGATATGATGCTATTAATCCAATCCCAAAAAATAGTCCGAACATTAACATTAGTATTGATCCCGCCAAAAACATGGTTTCTAGTATATCTCTCATTTATTACTCCTTATTATTATAATATTCTACCAACCCCTGCAATTCCGCAGAAGTTAGCTTTAACTCTTTCCAACCCATTGTATTGCCTAATTCCTCAATACCCTGAATCAAACCCATCATTTCCTCTTTGGTTGCTGTTGCAAAGCTGCGAGGCTTCCTAAGAGTTTCTTTAAACTCATTGAATAGAGCAACAAACTGTCCCCTAGTCATTTCTTCACCACCTTGCAGAATCTTATTCTTTTCATTAATAGCTTCTGCCAAAGCCTGCTCTTCGCTAACCTTTTCAGTAAAGCCAAGTCTCCATTTAATAAAATCCTTAGCATTCTCCATTGAGTAAGTAATGCCATTAGATTCTGTAAGCCTTACTGCTAATAACTGGCATAATCTATGAACCCCTTTTAATTGAAGCCAACTCTTACTTGCCTTAACCTCGCTAAACTCAACCTCAAAATCCTTACCACAATTAAGGTATTCTCTAATTGCTCTTGAGATATCTGCCTGCAAGTTTCCCCAGTTTGAGTTATCGGCTTGGAAGAAGGTTAGTTTCATCTTATTAAAAAAGTTTAGATTCATCTAACTCTTCTTCAAAAGCTATCAAAACGCATTGTTTACCATCAATATCTCCTTCTGTCACAAAATGAATTTGCATATCTTCGCAATAATTTCTGTCGTAGATTATAACCTCCATCTCCAAAGCCTCTGGTCTTTCCTTAGCTAATTGGTTTAGTTGTTCCAGTAGTTGTTTAAGTTTCATTTGTTACCTTTTTGAGTATTCTTAATATAATCAAAAACTTCTTGCATTAAATCTCTGTCTCTAATCAAAGAGCCAACACATACTTTAAATTCTCTACCGTTTAAACAATTTACCACTATTGCAGTTCTTTTAACTAATTTATTTATCATCACGGCTTGTATATTAAGTTCGCCAACACCGTGAGTTAAATAAACTATTTCACCAACTTTAAAATTATCTTTCATCTACTTCCCCCTATTTGCTTTATAATTAAACTCTTGCTCATAATAACCTATTTTACCTTGTCTATCTAAGAAAGACTCCGCTGCTTCTAACGAAGTAAATTCAACAATCTCCCACCCTGTGGGATGAAGTCTCGCCGCCCCAAAAGGCTCCAATTTTTCTACAAAATTATTCCAAAAGAAAAATCTTTTATATTGTGGTCTATAAACAACTTCCTCTTTCAATCCCCATGGTTTATTTTCTATATTAACAACTTTAATTATTCTGTATTCACTCATTTACTCCCCCCCCCTAATTTGTTTTAACTTCTTAGCTATTTCTAATTTCTGAATTTTTCTCAAATCTTTCTCAATTTGAGTTTTATCTTCAAAAAGAACTGAATTGCCACCGTTTACCCAAACTTGATAATCAAGAAAGCATAAGGTTGAAAGTAACAATCCTAATGCAATATTGTTATTATGAATAACTAGATATAAAACGCATATTATTAATAGTATTCTTAAAAGATTTATTATAAAATTTAGTATCATTTACTCCTCCATTCTACTGCCATTTCAAACTTACGCTCAAAACGAGTATCTATTCTCTCTTTTAAAAATTTAGCAGCTTCTGAATATGTTTTGAAGACAAAACTTTCTTTATCATTTTGTAAGAATTCTGGACATAAATCAGCTTCTTCGCAATTAAATCTATCATAAATTTTTCGATGACCATTATAAATAATTGAGTCTTTTTGTAAAGTTACTGATTTAATAATAATCTTTTTCATTAACCAATTTTCAGTATCTTGGGTCTGGCGCGCTAGATATAGATAATCGCCAATCTTATATTTTACTTTCATCTACTCCCCCATTAATTTAATTATTTTTCTAAGTTTCCAGATCCAACCATTTCATAGATTTCTGGCTCCGATTCTTCGCCATTAATTCTAGCAATTTCTGCCGCCTTAACCTTCTTAATCTTAGCTTGGAGAGTTTTGTTTAAACCATCAACATCAGCTCTCTTTTCAGCGCAAGCGGCTTCCAATTCAGCAATAGAACCTCTATTTGTGATATGAAGCTTGATTAAATCAAATACCTCGTCTTGCTTATCAAAAACCTCTTTCATTGCACTACCATCAGTTAAAGCAGTCCCCACTTTAAGACCAGAAGCATTTCTTTTAGCTCCTAAGGCTTCCATTACTGTTGGATTGTCAAGTGGCGATTGCATTTCACTTACTATCTTTATTTCATCTGCTTGGTTCATTTCATCAGAAGTATAAAGACCAGATAAATCTTGTGGAAAAGCTTTCCTCAAAGCCAAGGCTTCTGCAACTTTTGCAATCATTGCATGAGGCATTGTTTTTTGTAAATTCATAGGGCTTGGATAATATTCCTTAAAATGAGCTACTCCAACACCAGCGCAATATCTTTGCTCAAAATTTGGCGTAAATTTATAAACTTTAACTGTGCATTTAATTGGAAAGCCTTTTTCGTCATCTTCCCAAAGTGGCTCGTCCTGTCCCGCATAGTTCCCGCTTCTTTCTGCGATAACTCTAAAACCATCAATAGAAGTCTGGATTGTCATTCTTCCAGCTCTTTTAATAGCATAAATTTGACGCGTAAGTGGGTTCAAGCCAGTTTGCTTACATTGATATAAAAATAATTCTAATTCATTGTTATTGCAATCTTTGGCAATTTGTGATTTGATTAAGTTAATTTGGTCTTCATTAAAATTCACTAACGCTATTTCTTTTGACATATTTCCCTATAATTCATTAATAATTTCATCACTTAGCCAGTATTGCAAAGCGAGATAATCTGTGTTGTCTTCCATGTTACCCCTTTATTAAATTCCATTTAGAACAATATTCTTGACATTCATATTGCCCTACTTGAATAGACAAATTACAAACTAATATTTGCAGAACAGTCTCCATTTCTTTGTGAATTTTGTTTATATAAATATTTTGTTCTTTGCTAATATGCTTTTCTCCGTAAGCATCTTCAAATAATTCTAAACCTAGAATTTCAGCAATATCACCTTCTACATCACTATTTCCATAAGGACGCTTAGGATTTATTTGCGGCGCACCAAATTCGCAATCATTCCAAGACACATACATATTTTTTAGCAATCTGAGATGATTCTCATTAACTGTGAATTTCTCCATATTACTTCTCTCCTTTTATTTTTAATATTCTTCTAACCTTCCGAGCATTAATCTTAGGATCTTTTACAATCGCTTTCTTAATGTCATCAGAGATTAGACCATAAGCCCCCAAGAACTCATCAAGACTAACCTTAGCCCCTTGAGTTTTTAGATAACCTACTATCTTCACAACATCTTCTTGCGTAATTCTATTTAACTTGAAGCACGCAAAAGATATGCTTTTCTTATTAACCTTTGTAGCTCTTGCCACATCAGCCTGTGATTTCTTAACTTCTAGTAGAGCTGACATTAGCAGCTTACCGAAGTCATTATATGGGTTCTTTGATTTTCTTGTCATATTTTATATTGTTAATAGCTACTATCTATGTCCTTTTTTAAGAAGATTGTGTTAAATTTTGTAACACTTTTAAATCTTTCTCAAAATCATTAAATACTATTCTAGCCTTCCTTTCACATTTCCCTTTTTTTATAATAGTCGTCAAATAAATTCTATCAGGATGCGAAGCCCATTGCACAAAATTAATATTATTATTTAAGCAAAAATCTTTTATTTTTGATAGATTGTTTATATTTAATTTTTCCATTTTTACCTTAAATTAAAATTTTTAACACCGCCTATTATCCTAATCAATTTAGTTAAAGTCAAGCATTATTTCAAAAAATATTTGCATTTTATAAACCCTTGTGTTTACTTGCTAAAATACTTGTCAACTACTTTTTTTATAGAAAATGGATTTAGAGAAATTAAAAAAACAATTGATTATTGATGAAGGTTGTAAACTTGAGGTTTACCTTGACCATCTTGGTTATCCAACTGTTGGCATAGGGCATTTACTTACAAAGAAAGACCCTGAACTTTTACAATACCAACTTGGCAAGAAAAATAATCCTAATTATTCCATGAAGATAACAGAAGCAAGGTGTCAAGAATTATTCTTGTCGGATATTGCCAATGTCATTAAAGATTGCAAAACACTATTCCCAAACTTTGATTCTTACGCAGAAGAAATTAAACAAATTATTGCAAATATGATGTTTAACCTTGGACTGACAAGACTTTCTAAGTTTAAGAAATTCGTTGCCGCTATTACCTCTTTAAATTACAAAGAGGCTGCTAAACAAATGGCAGACAGTGCTTGGTCTAAACAAGTTCCTAATCGAGCTAAACGCCTAATTGACAGGATGAATAAATATGCTGATGATATTTTATGCAAGTTTGTCAGTAATAGTTAATTTACCCTCAAAGCAATAACCAGCCGCTTTCATTGCCGCTTCTAAGAAAAGTAGTAGCTCCTCCATATCCATTTCACCCTCTCTTTCGACTCTTGTCTTAAAGCTTGAGCATGGGATTTGGTCTTCAAATATTATTGTTATTTTTTGCATTTATATTCCTTTTAAAAGTTGGTTGATGTGTTGTTGCGATATTTCAGCATTTCAGCAGTTTCTTTTGCCAAATCTTGTGGTGGACAAAGTAAGCTTTTAGGTAGCTGCACAGCCTCCAATATCAACCTACGATTCTCTTCCTGTATTTCTTGTAATGTCTGCTTACCAAACTTACCAGATTTAGCATGTTGTTGCATTATCTCTTCTTGTCTGTTTTCTTTAATCATAAGCTTTTCCGTTAATTGTTCTTCAAAACATTCCTCACAGCATTCCTTCCCGTCTAATTCAGCACAGTTGAAATCGCTGTCTTTTTGGTTGTTGCAGATTGTGCAGATGTAGATACTCATTTTGACTCTGATTCATTTAATGATTGTAATGCTGCCTTTGCTAATTCAGACCCTTCATCTGCTAATTTCTGCAAAACAGCAATGGTAAACTCCAAAGATCCAGCTAGTTTTCCACAAGCCTCCTCTAATTTAGCTATTCTGCCGGTAGTTCCCATCTCTTCTCTAATATTATTCATTTAATCCTCACATTTAAAGTTTCTATACAGAATGTTTTTTCTGCTTCGTTATCAAAAACTTCACAACCAGAAAATTTACTTCTTTTGTGTTGTCTTTTACATGTTGGCTCTATTGCTAGAATATAATCGGTAGCAAGTTTCTTGGTTTTAAAGATAGCTCCTTTCCAGATATTACCTCCTGTGTTAATTGCATAGACTTTCATAGTTAGTTTATTGGTTCATAAAAAATAAGCTAATCTCATCACGATATAAAATCGCAAAAAATAGCATAACTGATAAAATTGCATTTATTATATTTAAGTTTAAGTATTTCATACCAAGCCCTCCTGTTTCAATTTTAGCCACAATCTCGCTGCGGCGTCTGCTAGTGATTCGTTATGTAATTTAATACATGAAAACATCGAATCTTTATCAACATCGCTTTGGCAATGGTAGTAATAACAATATTCAATCCACTCTTTTGTTATTTCTAGTTGCCAATCACCTAGAAACTTATTTTTATTTTCTATTTTTGGGGGCAAAGCCTCTAAAATCGTCTCTAAATGATAAGAAAAACAGTCCACAATTGATTCTCCATCACATATTGTAGGGTTATATCCAAATTCTTGCCCATTTCTAATTAACCTTCTGTCGTCAAGATAACAGCAGTCAGCGTCTCCCTTAAACCCCGCTTCCTTAAGTTTCTTAGAAATTAAATAATTAGTTGTTTTCATAATTTACCCTCCTAAATTCTCTTTAACAATCGCAAGTTCTTGCTCCAATTCTGCGAAAAATCTTTTTATCAATGATGTCCAGTCTTTTTCAGGAGAAGAGGATACCATAATTTCTATTTTAAGAAGAGTAGAGCTTAAAATATTAAGATGCCTAGACCTTGCCCACTCAACATCTCTTAATCTAGAATTAGCATCGCTAACTTGTTGAGATAGCTTTCCGAACTCGCAGTCAACTTCATTCAAATATTTATCTGTTTTAATCATAATTTACCCCCCAATCGTTAATAAAAAACTCTCTAAATCAAAGCTACTATTAGCCTTGATTATTTCCTCAATCTTCCCAAAATTCCCTGCTAGAATCAAAGCTTGATACTGATTAGCTGAATCAAAGTATCTCAAGAATTTATCTTGGTTGTTCTGGTAGAATTTCTTTTTGCTTATGTTTTCTTTTAGTGTAGTCATTAATTCGCTAATGTGTTTCATTTTGCCTCTAATTTTTTTAATAATTTTCTCACATTATAAGTAACTGTATTAAGGGCATCTTCGACATTATCTAGAGAATCCGAAACTTCTTCAGCTCCTTCAAAACCAACTTTATCTAAAATATCAAAAACTCCTTCTTGTTTAAAAAATTCTATAATTTTTTCTGCTTGTAAAAAAGTTGTATTTTCTCGAATAACTCTTTCAATATTCTTTCTCATTTTCTCTCCTTAAAAATTATTATTACCAATCAGAAAACCTTTGAAACTCACCCTCAAAGTGCAACTTAGCATCGCCACATTTGCCATCACGAACTTTAGCAACCATGCAATAAGCAACGCCTTTGAGTCTTTGCATCTCAGCTTCCCATTGTTTTAATCTTGCTGAATCATCTGGCTTTTGTCTTTCCAGATAATATTCAGGTCTAAAAGTAAACATTACCACACTTGCATCTTGCTCAATTGAACCAGATTCTCTTAAATCAGAAAGGATTGGTCTTTTATCATCTCTTGATTCAACCGCTCTTGAAAGTTGAGACAATCCAATAATTACAATGTTAAACTCCATTGCCAAATCCTTCAAAGTGTTAGTAATTTCAGTCACATCATCAACCCTTTGACCTTTTCCCTTATGCTTGATTAGCTGGATATAATCAATTATAACCACTTTCCCTTTAGTTTTATTCACAAACTTTTTGATCTGATAGCGTAGTTTTGGCAATGTTAAGCCCCCACTATCCTCAATAGTGATTGGCAAGGTATCTGCGAGAGTTATAGCATTTTGGAAAGCCTCAAACTCTTGTTGAGAATTTAGATTATTATTCTTTAGCTTGGTTAAATGAATCGAAGAAAGGCAAGCAATCATTCTTTTAGAAATTTGATCCGCTTTCATCTCTAAAGAAATAAACAAAATAGGATTTCCTTGTTTTGCTAATCTTAAAGCCATGTTTGCAGCAAGGCAGCTCTTCCCCATAGCAGGACGACCAGCAATAACAATTAAATCTCCTAAATCAAAACCATTAATTATTTCATCAATTGATTGATAGCCAGAAGATACAGATATAACTTTTTCTTTTGAAAACGCTTCTTTAGCTGCTTTTCCAAGAGAAATTGATTGATTTTGAGTTTTTATAGAGATAGCTTCCAGCCTTTCAGATATTACATCTTTAATTTCTTGGCTATTTTTAGAAGCGTCTGATAACATTTCCTTTGTCTCAAGTGTAATATCATCTAATTCTCTCTTAAACCTCAATTCTCGTAAAATTTTAAGGGTTTCTGATGGACTTATTATACAACTTTGATTGTTTAAAAGTTCTGCAATATAACCTTTTAAGTTCAAACTTTCAAAAAAGGAAGTCAGGCTTATTCTGTTAGCAGGTGCATTGTTCTTAATGCAATTGCTTATGTAAGTAAAAATCTTTTTATGGTTTACTTCTAAGAAATCTTCTTCTTCTGCTCCAGTTATTAACAACCAGTCATTGTCCCGAATGATATAAGCAAGTAGATTTTGTTCAGCTTGAAAGTTATAGTGCATTAGTATTTACTCCATTGAGTTGAGTTAAATGATGTTGGTTCAGATTTTGAAGTTGAATAATCATCCTTCCAGCATTCTTGATTTAGCCAAGTGCTAGGATTTTTCCAATACTGCGAATCAGGACTTCTTGCCATGATATATTTCTCAAGACCAGCAATGATATTCTCAAAAGTATCTATCTTGAGTGCTGCTTTGAATTTCTTTTCTGCATCTGGTTTGCTTTTCTTTTTGTCGTAGAGATTCCAAAAAGATTCAAATTGAGATTCAAATAAAATCTTTTTATTTTTTTCTTGTTCTTTTTTTATTTCTGTATCTGTTTCTGTATCTGTTTCTGTATGGCACTCCTCAAGCATTGCTTCTGGTATGCTTGTAGGTATGCTTGTAGCATTACCCTTTGACCACCTCTTATTAGCGGCTTTAGAGGCTTTTTGTCTATTTTTCTCTCTGACTTTCCTTTGCTTCTTTAATATTTCTAATCCAAGTCTGATAACCTCATCTTTTACTAAAGATAAAGCGGCTTGTTCATCTTGATTAAATGCACCTGCCATCCTGAATAATTTGTTTAAATCTTCTGGTATTTTACCGTCTTCTGAAAGATAAACGCAAAGCAGGGCTATAAATGCACCTTTTTCAAGAAAGGAATAGCCAGCAAGCAAGCCTTGATATTGATTTATATAAAATGGAAAATGTATTAACGGATCTTTATCCTGTGAGCTTTTCATCTGTTCCCTAACATATGATTTTGGCGGTAAAGCAGGTTAGGGGCTACTTTACCATAAAATAAAACTTTCTATAACTCAACTTCCCTAACGAGTTATTTCTAACATTCTCAACGCCCCTAGTCCGAGTTTCCAACTTACATTGGCTGGTCTTTACTCCCACGGTTTGCCTTGCGACTTAACACTAGCGATTGCGCTGGTTTTATTTATTCTCAACCCCTATTTCTAAGAATCAAGAGAAAAATAAGTTTTAATGTATCCGAATTCGGTAACATTAAAAATAAAGCTTTTTGCCAATGTATAGCTTTCGATCTGATGCTAACAGTACTATTAACATTTTTCTGCACTAATCATAACCCCGTGTCGAGGTTGGTCGGAGCGCCTAAATTAGAAACTACCCCGTTTTCAGCGTCTAATCGCCTAGATTGCTTTCAATCGGTCAGATTCTTTGGCTCTCAAGTGCCATTTCACGGATTCAAACCGCCTCTCGTCTTTACCAAAACTCAATCACCGATCAGGAATTGAACCTGCATTTTTCGCGCTTTCTTCTTTAGTCAGGCTGACTTTGGTGGCGTGGAGGGGATTTTCACCGATGATTTACAAACTAGAATAATGTAAAACCATTTTTACCAATACTTCTGACTACTTCTTCAATTAAATTCTAGATAGATAATTAAATTTTCTTCAGATGCTTTCTAATAAGCTACTCACGCCGTATGTCCCCCACTGGTGCGATCCTTTCGGGTTCGTTTGGGGGCACTATTCAAAGGGCTAAAACCTGCCCTCTGGCTTGATTTGCATTTCCAAAATATTTCTATTTTCCGACCATGTTTCAGGTATCGGCGGTGTTTTATTAATATTAAACTAGAAGAGCCTAAACCCCACGCGAAGCTTTCTCCTGTACTTTGCAAAAAACGCATTTCTGCGCTTTTCTATACATGTTTTTTTGATATGTATAGAAAACCAAAGAAATCTATATATGAACCCCGTAAGCCATTGTCTAGAATAACTTACAGGGCTACTAGATACAGTTGCAACCGCTCTAGTACCAGCTCTATCACTTACATTGAAAAGGAGGGAGGTGACTGGTCTTTGTGTTTATTCTAACTTTAGTTTTGTTAAAGTCAATTATAATTCACTCTTCAAAACAGTTAAATTCTCTCTCTCTCTTTCTTCCATTCATCCTAACTATGACATTGCCAAGCCCTACAAGATTATATATAGCATTACCAACTGATTGCCTTTCTTTAAAATCAATGCCTGCAATCGTTACTTTCTTCAACAAAGCTTTATCAGTAATGTCATCCGTTTCTTTTAGGATTGGCAACAAAGCACGCAATTTTGCTAAATACTTTGGGCTGAAATCAGAAGCAGAACGAGGTTTAATAATTCTTTCGGCTAGTGTATTCCTTGGCTTTTTTACTTTTTCTTCTTTATTTCCAAATATTTCGCTATGTTTAAAATAAATAGTGCGAAATTCTGGGTTAAGATATCCTTTTGTTTCAATATCGTTTTTTGAAGTTTGTTTTTTCTTAACTTCTTTGTCTAAATCTTTAATAGCATTTTTTAGTACTGTGTCTAATTCTTGCATATAATCCCCCTTAATTTAGCAAATAGTGTTGATTTCAAGCTTCTTATTCGCTTTATTAGTTGTTTAATTTTGTGTTTCATTTTCTTTATTAATATAATTACTTAAAAATTCAATTGCCTCGCTAGGATTAAATATATCTTTCTCTAATACTGGCTCTGCGAAGCTGCCTTCCAAATAATATTCAACTTGGTCAACATATAAAGTAACGCTGTCTATTTTTGCTTTGCAGATTTCAAATTGTTTAAAATCTTCATTCCAATAGACAAAAATTACTTTATCGCCCGCATTATGTTTATTTTTCATTTTCACGCTCCTGATTCTTTAAATATTTTTCGCATTGCTTAACAACAAAAGTGGTTTTCGGTCTTTGTTCCTCGAACTTCTTTATCTCATCATTTACTAATTGACTATCGCAATCCATAAATTTCATGGCAATATCAAATTTTTCTACATTATTCTTTCTAACTATTGCTTGCGCTATTCTTTTAAGCATATTTTACCTTCAAATCGTTTAATATTTCTTCGCTGTCCATCATGTCAGCAAAGCTTAGTTGCTTCTTTCTTGCTTCTTCAATGCGATAATTGCAGTCATCAAGAACTTGCTCTTTGAACTCGCAATCAGTCTTTTCGATAATTCTGATAATGTCTTGATTGAGTGCTAGTATTGTTGCGTTGATGAAAGCTGGGTCTGTTATGCTTTGTATTTCTTTAGTCATTTTTGTTTGTTTCGTTAAAATTAATAATCCCTCATTTCGTCATCTCTCTCTAATTCCGTTAATTCTAAAGCGTGGAGTTTTTCTTTCTTTGTCTCTAATTCTTTTTTCCACTGTTCACAAAACTTAGCATAGCGAGGCTCTTTTTCCTTATGCTTGATGTCTCTTTCTAGGTTTTCGATCTCATCCTCTAAAATTTCTTCCAAAGTGAATGATTCCCTAGAATAACTCACCGAAACCTTTTGCCAATATTCACGCTCACAAGCTCCACAAGTTACCTCTCCCGATTCATCATCGTTCCAGCTTAAAGATTCTGCATCGTGTTCATTTTCTTCACCGCAATAAGGGCAGATAGTTTCAAGTTTATTATTTGTGTAAGTATCAAATTTTTCTGTAGTCATATATTTATTAATTAAGTTTCTTACCATGCGCCGCCGCTACTATCTCAAGTAGTAAATCTTTGTGTACTTTTGATTTATCACCTTCAAGCAAATCGAATTGTAAATTTTCTAATTGCGAAAAAGCGTGATCTCGCTCTTTCATTACTCTTTGCGCTGTATCTCCCAAAACTTTATTTGTTGCTTTTAGCTCAGCTATTTCTTGCTCTAGTATTATAATCCACTTATTTTGATCTTCTTTTTTAAATCCATCAGCCAAACCATAATTCCAAATGTAATATCTCTTGGTTTCGCTTTGCCAGTCAAAAGCTTCAAATTTATACAAAGAATTTTGATGAAAAAAGAAAAGTTCTGGTGATTTTTCTTGCGTCCAAGATACGCCCAAAATTTCAGCTATCTTGTCTTTATCGGTATTGATTGATAATTCATCAGGGATCATTGGTAATGAGAGTAATTGTCTTTTCATGTTATTATTTATTAAATTATTATTGATATAAACCACACGCCAGCCCAAACCATTACAACTGTTGCAACCACTAGAGCTGCAAGAGGTAGAGGGCTTTCGCTTTCAAATATTGTGTCTATTAAGTCTTTTTTCATTGCATTAACTCCTTTAAAATTATTAAACCTTCTTCACAGTCTTTATCATCCCGACTTTCGCCATTTTCAGTTTCTTCAATCATTTGATTAGAATAAGCACAAATTTCGTCAACATCTTCTTTGTCAAAATATGCTTTCGCTTTCTTTTGGAGTTTGCGCTCGATCATCACAAATAATTTCGATCTGTCTTTCATATTATTTTCTGATTAAGATTTTTAATTCTTTACGAAGTTCACGAATCAAGCGAGATAACAAAGCTCTTTCTTCTTCCAAATTATCAAGTCTTACATTAGCATTTTTAATCTTTCTTAGATTAGTCTCTTTGTTCTTTATCATAATCCCTCAAGTTTGGTTTAGTAAAAGTTTCGTTATCAACATCTTTTATTTCAAGATAGCTGTTGATAGCGAGTAAGATAAGCGAGCCGATTAAGCCGCCTAAAATTCCTGGTAAAATACACATGTTTTTATTCTCCTTTATTAAAAAATTTCTCTAATTTTAGCTCTAATTTTTGCCTTTCTAAATCTAAAAAAGTCTCTTTATGACAACCAGCATAAAAATATTCGTGAGAGTGTTTATATTGGTCTAAAGCCTCATCTAACAAATATTGCTTACCCTTTTTCAAATCACTTTTACTTGTAAATCCTTCATTAGTTCTTTTAATGCGCTCCATTTTTTCCATTTTGCGTTTTTTAGCGTATTTTGCACTAATTCTATAATCTTGCCCTATATCTCCCATTTTATTCTCCTTTTAAATTTCTCATTGAAGTATTGCCGCCGAAGCTGTCAATTAAGTATTCAGTACGCTTGTTGATTGATTCTTGAGCATCTTCGATATAATCAGCCAGAATCTCACGAGCTGAATTTGCGCTGTCTATGTAATCAGCGGCAACGACTGAATTGTAAAACTTATTGTTAAGCTCTTGGAATTGTTTTATAAATTCTTGTTGTGTCATGATAATATTAAATTGATTTTGATAAAAAACTCAAAGCTTCTTCAAAAGAGAAAAACACTTGAGATTGACCTTTTTTATTGATTGCAGCGTATTTCTTATTGACGCTTAGAAATTGAATCTTTCCATCTCTATAAAGCAAAGTGCAAGCAGCGGCTTTCTTTTCTTTTACTAACCCTATTTCTTCAAAAGAATCTTTCATTTCTTTGCCTCGTTTTAATTAAAGTTAATGTTATTTGTTAAACCAATTATTAATGTATTTTCTTTAGTGTCAAATTATTTAGCTAAATAGACTTAGATTTATTTAGAGTGATTCAAATTGATACAATATAAGTCTCAAGCCTTTATTTATAAGGCTCAAGAAGTTGTCAAACTGTTTCTTTTACTTTGTGTTAAAATGAAACACTTTGCGCTTTCTTCCGCTGTTTTTTCTAGCTTCGTAAACTATGTCTAAATATTTTATTCTATTATCTAGGGTTTTCCAGCACACGCCGAAATATTGCGCTGCTTTACCTTTTCCAAGTTTCTTTAAAACAAGTTGAATTTCTTCTTTTTCTTGCAGTTCTGCGGTTGTGTAAATTTTCATATTAAAATTATTCAAATTGATTGTTAATAAAAAGTTCTTTGTAATCTTTAGCCATTTTTGTTTTCCCATTTTGAAAATTTAACTAGCAAGAATAATTAAAAGTGAAAAACTTTTTGTCTCTAAGTTCAATACTGATTGAACCTTCAAAACTGTCTCCACTATCCCCAACGCTATATTGACAAACATAAATTTTATTCCAAAACTCTCTATAAAATTTTTTATTTGCTGGCTTGTCAGTAATTCTAAAATCCCAAACCCCATTGCATATTGAAGAGGTATAAATAAAATCTTCCCAGCCATCTTCTAAATAAAGTAAAATTCCCCTAAACTTCTTTGCAGAAGTTAATTTTTTTAATTTCTTTAAAAATTGCCTTTTAGAATCAGCTTCCTCTTTTTCTTGAATAGCTAACTCTCTATACATTTCTTCAATAAAATCTTGCTCACTTTTTTTAGTCATAATTTAAGCTAATTTAGGTTTAATATAATAATTAAAAGCGTCTAAGCAATTTTCATTTAAAAGTCTTTGCCAAGCTCCAAAGCGAGGCGACCATTTGAAGCCTTTACTTTTCAATAAGTTGATCATTTCTTGCGCTGGTTTTCCATCAAAAATTAATTGCAATCTCATTTCTTCTTTATTTTGAATTATTTTCACGCCGTTAATTTCTTCTTCTTTTTCTTCCACTTTCTCCATTTTTTCAAGTGCAATGATTCTTTGCTCGATTGTTTTAATATTCTGCAAGTTATTTGTTAAATGAAAGCTAAAGCCAACACGCCCGCAAAAATCAGGCTTTAAAAGTTCGTCAATTATTATTTCTGCTTTATCGCCAGTAAAAATTTTAAGTAATTCCGCTCTTTTTTCTTCTTCAGTGATTTTTTTTCTTACAATTTTATTACTCGCCTTCATTTTTTCTTGATTGTCTTTTAGTGTCGCAAGCTTTTGTTTTAGCTTGTCTAAAGCGTTTTCATCATCTGATCTAATAGCGTTTGAGGCGTATTTTTCTGGATGTTTTTCTTTGTCGATTGCTTTTCTTATGCGCTCAATATAAGCCAATAGCTCATCGCTAACTTTTCGTTCTCTATCGTTCGCTCTTCTGTTTCTTTCAACATTAAAATTTGCGGAACCTGTAACCATTGAAGAAGCGCAACGGCTTTTTGCGGCTAAAGACAGTAAAAACAGGCGTTCAAATTTAGCTTTTCCAGCTTCATCAACTCCCGCCGCCTCAAATTCTACTAGTATTTCATCGAAAAATTGGCATTCGCTTTCTGCTCTTTTTTCTGGTGAGAAACTAGACCAATAGTAAGCTCTTCTTGCTGTTTCATAGTGTTTGTGATTTTTCATAAGTGTTTTATTATTAATTGTTGATAATTTCTTTTTCTTGCCCAAACTTTCCGCTTGCTGCATGCAATTGCATAATCTTTTCTTGCTTCAATTCTTTTTGAAATTGATTGTTGATAATTTTAATTTTTCTTTTTTCTTCGTTTTTGGTTCCAAACCAAAAACAGTCCCAGACTAAATAAATCTTATTTTCTTCATCAAAGCCGAAAATTTCCGCACAAGCTAAAATATCATCATTGTAACCTGTCATAAATTGAATTTTGTCACCAGCTTTCAAGTTTTCGTTTGAGAGTTTTAGATTGTGCTTTTCCGCAAATTCCGCACATTTAGCTTTTAAAGCTTCATAATTATCTTTTTTTGTTAAATCCCACATTTTTTTTCCCCTGTTTTTTAATTGTTATTTAGATTTTTTTGAAAAGACTTTGAAGCTAAAAGTTGTTTGATCGCAATAATAATCAGATTTACCTTTTTCAATACAATCAATTTCTCTTTGTATATCTGATTGCGTGCCTTCACTATAGCATTGATCTAAATCACAATTTGCAATTCTTATTAGTTCGTTTCGAGCTTCAATAAAAGCTTCTTTTTTATCACTGCCGCTAAAAATTTCATGTGAAAATTTTTCTGATTGACCAGCTTTTTGTTTAAAAATTTTAATTGTAAATTCTTTTTCCATTTTTTCCTTGTTTTTAATTTTTAATAATTAACCAATAATTTCTATCTTTTTGATTTTTATAATAGTTCCATTTTTGCCCACATTATTACCAAATTCATCAACAAATTGAACATTGCGCACAAAATCCCCAACCTTAATTTCTGGCAATTCAATTGCTGTAATAGTGCCCTCTTTTAGATTTTTTAATGATACTGTGTATTTAACGATTTGATTTTGATAGTTTGTCATAATTTTTAAATTTAATTGTTATTTAGTTAGAGATTTTCTTTATAAATTTTAACTTCTTCTAATTTCATTTTGTTGCATAAATCCTTAATTTTATTAAATTCTAATAGCTCGCCATTTTTCTTATATGCTTCAACTGCAATCTTTTTAGTGTTGCAATATAGAATTTGACAAATTCCCGTTGCTCTTGCGTGTAATTCTAGCCACCATTTACCAGCAATTTTCTCAACTGCCAAAATATAATCTTGATTTTCTTTTAAAATTTCTTTCATAAGTTTTTAGTTAATTGTTATTATTTTTGAATTTTCCAAACAATTTTAGAGCCGTGAAAAATCACTAGATCGTTATTTTTAAAACTGTAATTGTTTTTATTTTCTTCTAAAGCTTGTCTATTTTCAAAACTAAACCAGCTTTTGTTGTCAACATTAGTTATTTTTGATTTTACTAAAACCATTTTAATTACTTTTTAAGTTATCATTCCCAAAACTCATTTCGTTTTGTTGAGATCATTATGCGCCATTACTTTTATTAATGCAACTATTTATTTAATCTTTTTTATAATTATTTAATTAAGTTATAAATAGTGTGTCAAAATGAAACAAAAGAGGAGTGGAGGCAATGGAATCAAGGGTTTGAATTGTGTCAATAAAAAAGTGATTAAATATTAATAAAAGTTTAAATTAGATTAAATTTGTGTCAAATTGAGATGAAAAGAAGGGAAATTGATTTTAAGGGGTTTACAGCGTAGTAAAAAAAATATAGAGAATCACAAGCAAAGAAAAAAATAGAGGGCTTAAAACGCAAGAAAAGTTGTCAATAAAAATCAACATTGAAAAAGAAAGTGTATCAAATTGAAACTAGATGAAAGATTGAATAAATAATTTAATAAATAGTTAATAAATTGTTTGACATAGTAAAATTTGAGGCTATATTTAACTTATCACTTTTGGAAGTGAGATAACAATTAAAATTAAAGAATTATGAAAATCGAAACATCATCTTACGGCAAGATTGCCACAACTTCAATTGAAGTGAAAACTGGTTTTGAAGTGGAAGCTTTAACAATGAAAAGATACAGCGGTAATCTAGTCACAACTTTCACACTTTTTAAAAAGATAAGTGAGAATTGCAAACAAACTTGTGTTAATTTTAAAAATTCATCAGTTGATCATGGAAAGCAAAGAATAACAGAAAAGAATTTAACAAAATTTCACAATGAAGCACTTGAAAGATTAGGTGATTTTAAAGAGCATTTTGAGAAAGAAATTATTAACTTTAATCAGTAAAATTATGAAAAAATATTTTAAACTAGAAAATTCAAAATGGATTTTACTTAATTCAACTGAACTTTTCAAGATTCTAATGAGTAAAAAAGTTAGAACGGTTAAGATTTATAATGATGATCTGGAATTTGAAGGGATAGGAATTTATTAAAAAAGACAAAGCAAAGAATCCAAAAGCTCGCTAACTGTAAAAAGTAGTGGGCTTTTTTTTGTTGCTTTTTATTTACTTTTAGTTAATAAATAAATCACTGATTGCTTGATTTAAAAGGCAAGAGGAATTGTAAGTTTAATAGTAATAATTTGGGAGTGTATCAAAATGGCAATAAGACCAGCGGCGGCATTGAGGGAGAGAGAGGCGAAAGTTGCAGCGGCGGAATTGGGAAATTTTAAGAGTTTGGCACAGAAAGAAGCGTTGGTGAAGAAACAAAAATCAGGAAATAAAGGAAGGCAGATTAAAGGCGAGATGAAAAGAAAAAAGATCGTGAAGGAATTTTTAAAAAGTCAAAGCTTAGAAAGTGCAGCTAAAAGCGTGGGAATTTCTATGACACAGGCTTCACGCTATTTGAATAGTGGTGAAAGTGCAAAATCATTGGCTGAAGCCTTCGAAAAAGCAGGTCTTGGAAAAGAAGAAATTGCACGAATTGCAAAGGATGAATTTCTTAACTATAACAAAGAAAAAGTTGTAAGATCTTACGGCGAAGGAATGAACGCAAGAGAAGTTGAAGAGATGCGAGACGGTCGATTAGCTTTTAACTCATTACAATTTGCAGCTAAGTATATTGAAGCTGACGCTAACACAATAGCAACGGCGGGAGCTGGTGAAGTATCAAGCGAAATTGCAATGCTAGCAATCAAGAATCTGATTCAAAAGCTGGATGAAAAACAATTGCGAGTTGTGAAAGAATCAATCGAAGTTTTACTTGAGAAGAATTTAAAAGTAGTGGCTGGAGCTTAGAGAGAGTAAGGAATGGGCGGTAGTGGTTAGAAATAGATGGATGGAGGATTAAGGGGGGTATTGTTGAGAAATAGACGACCCCCACCCCTCCTAGTTTGAATACCCACCCCACACATTCCTAAAATATTTTCACAATCTAAGAAAATGACTCTAAACATTCCCAACAAAACAATCATAAACCCTCTTTTTAGCCTCACACAACACTTTTCTGCTAATAAATACACAATCTACCATTAAACATTTCTAAAACCCTTTCTACCCCCCTCTTTTTCTAAAACTGATTTTTCTTTTTTTTTATTTCCTAAAATCCATTTTAGAGTTTTCTAAAATTTTTCCATTTAAACCTTTTTTATAATGTAATAAGAAAATGTATTGAATCTGGTTTTTGTCCGAGTTTGTTGAAAGTACGATAATAACACATATAAAATATAGATAGGAAATGGATTTTGAAAAAAAGCTGGAATCCTTACTCTCTGTGGTTATTTCAGCCCGTGAAACATTTTTGACTTATATATCCCCAATATATAACTATTATACTGTGGATATATAAGTTGTATACTGTGGATATACAAGTGTGAATGTTTCACATATATAAGACTTGATTTTAAGTTTTTGGTTTGTATGGTAATTTGTGTTAATTGTTATTAATTTTTTTAGTATAGGCAATAATGATAAATTTAAAACTGGCAGAATACAAAGATGGGAAGTTTGAGAGATTTTTGGAACTTGGTAAGGATTTCGGGTATTTTGAAGATTTTATTTCTGTTGCCAGTGATTGTTCTTTGGCAGAAAATTTGCTAATAGAAACAGACGAATGGGCACTTGCCAGTAGAACTGTAATAAGGTTCCGTAAAGACGAAAAAGACCCCCTAAGTCGTTTTGATGGTTTGTTTGATGACAGGACTTATGGAGAGGGTAGGTTTGTTTTGATAGAGGGATTTAAATTTAAAGAAAAAATAATCTGGGAAGATGATGTTTTAGGTTTTTATAATGAATTAATCAAATTTAAAAAAGATTTTGTTATGTCAAATTGCGGACATGGAGAGCAATCTAGCATGAACCGAATAGGATTCTACTTTTGTAATACCGATACTTCTTTTAAAGGAAACCTTCATAAAAACCCAGAACTTTTTTTAGGAATATAATGGCTCGTAAAATCAAAAACCAAACAATTACCAATTTTATTGATGAATTTGGAGAAGTTCACCAAAAAGAGAGTTTCCAGAGTTATTCAATTGCTGGTGAAGATGATTATATTAAAATCTACATTAAACACATAAACTACTTATCAAATCTGCCTTCTGGTTTGGAAGGGTTGATTTATGAGTTAATTAAGTGTATGAGTTATGGAAATAAAATTATAATTAACTCTTACATCAAAAGAGATATTGCCGTTAGACTTGGAAAAACCTTTAATACTGTAAATCAATACATCACAAAGCTATCTGAAAGCAAAATCCTTATTCGTGAAGGAAGAGGCGTTTATTATCTTAATCCTGCTTTTTATGGAAAAGGAAAATGGAAGGATATTTTAGAGCTAAGAGAGAAATTAGAAGTAAAAGTAAGTTATGAAGATGGAATTTATAAAATAACCCATAAATAACTTCTTGCTAATTAAATGCCTGTGATTAGTTTTTAATGGATTATTACTCACCACATAATAAAACATGGCTTTTGAAAACTTTAAAAGGAAGATAGCTCTAAATTACTTAGAGAAGAAGGGAAGTGCTTATAGTCCTCTATTGTTTAACTTTCTTACCAATGATTTTTCTTTTGGTACTACCTCTGGCAAATATTTAGAATATTACTGCCAAGTTGCTCCTGTTGGAGACGCAATCAATAAAATAGCTAATGAAACCGCTTGTGTTTCTCTTTTTCCTTACGCCAAATCTGAAAAGGAATCAAGAATAGCTCTACCGAATAGCCCTTTTGTCAAAACTTTCCGCAAACCTAATTTTAAGCAAACTGGGATAGATTTTAAGCAAGAGGGTTTTATACACTACTTAGCCACTGGAAATAATTATATTTATCTTTCTGGTGTGCTAAGTGCTGATAAGAGAAGTGTTTATCAAAGTCCGCTAGAAGTCTATAATCTACGCCCTGATTACATTACGCCAGTTCAAGATATGTCTGGTTATCCAGAATATTACCTTTATAATCCGAATGGAAAGCAGAAATGTTTCCGCAAAAGATACATAAATAACATAAATGGGCAATTAATTGAAGCCTATGTCGAAGATGAAGGTTTTGGCGTACTATTGCATTGGAAAGAGCCTTCCAATAACCAACTGTTCTCAATGCTTTATGGTGATTCACCTTTACAGAATGTAGAAATTGAGATTAACCAATATTTAGAAGCTTCAATACATAATGCGAACCTTTTGAAGAATGGTTTATCTTCTAAGATGTTATTTAGCCCTAAAGATGGATCAAATCCACCAAATCAAGACCAATTAGACAAAATAAGAGATTATTTGAAAAGTGCTTACTCTGGCTTTAACAATGCAGGCAAGAATCTACTTATTGGAATGCCTTTTGATGTTAAGCCTTTGGATATAAACCTCAAAGATATGGATTTTGAGAAGCTGATGCGAAGAATGAGGGTGGCAATTTACAATAAAATGAATATTCCGCTTCCTATGGTTGAAGGTGAGTTCACCTCAAATACAAACATGAAAGAGGCTAACCTAAACTTTTACGACAAAGCTGTTCTGCCGCTTCTTGCTAAATACTGCGAATACTATTACTGCTTTGTTTATTCTAATTTTTACCGAGATGATGGTGTTTTTGAGATAGGTTTTGAAGAATCTTCAATTCCCGCATTACAACCTCGCTTATTTGAAACAGTGCAAGTTTTACAAAAAGCTAAAATAGCTACTTCAAACGAACTAAGAGAATTTGTTGGCTTAGGACGCTGCGGAATTGGTGGAGATGCTCTTTATGTTGACGGAAATCAAGTTGCTGTTGCTGGTGATGAAAATATGAGTGATACAATTGGTGTTCCTGCTGGAATGGTTAATATGCCTGATGAAGAGGAAGGAGAGTTGGACGAAGAAGAGGAGGAAACTGAATTTGAAGAAGAAGGTAAAAGCATTTTAAAGAAACTCTTAGTAAAAACTCTTGATATTAAAGGAAATAGGGTTTATTCTGATGAGGAAGTGGAGAAGTTAGTTGCTGGTGAATAGTGTCATTGCTAATTAACTTCTTTCTTTAAGAATAAATTCGAGTGGTGGAATGGTAAACACAATCAGAGCGGCTAGAAATAGCAATGCGAGCGTATCCTGAATTGACAGGAAGTTCTTGTATGTGAGATAGGGGTGTTTAATATCTCCTTTGTGGGTTCGAGTCCTACCTCAGAAAACACATACCTTAATTTATCACTTATGGCAGAAATTATTAATTTAGCGGAATATCGCAAAAAGAAAGAGCGAGAAAAATATATTACAAACTGCCAGACAAGAATTGCGGTTTCAGATATTAGTTTTTCTAGTTTAAACGAAATCGAACAAAGACTAATTGACCACTTTATAAAGGAGGGAGAGTCTAAGATGTTGATTCTTGATGATCCAATAAGTTGTGGCTATGTACCAGATGAGAATTTCTTAAAAGAATATTCAAAAAATTTTAAATACAGAATAGACTTTGGTAATGAATCTTCGTGAAATTGACATTGAAAAAAGAAAAATAGAAAGCCGATACATAAAACCTATCCGCTCTATTTTTTGTCAAATGAACCAAGATGCTATTAATCTTTACAAAGCAACTAAATCTGTAAACGCTGAATCGGTTGCTAGAAACTGCACCCCAGACTTTTTAAAAGTTTGCAAAGACTGCCTAAGAGAAACAATTCAGACTTTTGGCTATTTGGAACGCAAGCCAAGTAAAAAAGCCATAGATGTTGAAATAGACCAAGATCAACTAGAAAACATCAATAAAGAGTTTGAAAGACTTGCTATTCTCTTTATAGCAACTGAAAGCGAGAGACAAGCTCTTTATATTCAAAACACCAACGCAAAAGAATTATCAGAAGCCCAAATCAATGCTTTAACTAAGCACATCAGAAAAGAAGCTAGATTGCAGACGGCTATCCAAGAATTAGAGCAAAGAATAATGCAAATTCGCTTTCAAGGATTTATTCAAGGAAAAGAAACTGATTTAAGCAAATTAGATGCAAGATTGGCTAAATACAAAAAAGAACTAACTGCCTTACAAAAAACCAAAGATAATGCAGTTGCGGAAGAGATAAACATTGCTTTAGACAAGAAAGAAGAGTCAAGAGCAGAGCTAATTGCTGAAACTTTGGTCGGAAGTGCTGAAAGCTGGTCAAGACAAGAAGAGGTAACTTTGATTGCCTTAAATCTTGGAGTACAGATAAAAAAAGCTTGGCGTGGAATTTTAGATGGAAGTATTAGACCAACTCATTTAGCTGCAAACGGGCAAACAGTTCCTTTAAATCAGAACTTTGTTGTTGGTGGTTATTTAGCACAAAGACCAAGAGATTCTAAACTTCCTGCTTCTGAAAGTTTAAAATGCCGTTGTTATGTTGAATATTCTAGGGTTTAATAATAAACCAGACATTGAGGAGATTAGAGTTAAAAATCGAAAAGCACCGTTTAATTCCTCGAAAACTCTAAGCATCTCCCCCCTCTTTCGACCCGCTGTCTGTTGTCGGCTCTTCTTATGATCGAGGCAGTGCGTTCTTTTAACTTTCGTTATTCTTTTAGGTAAAATCCCTTAATTTGTAATTGCTAGTAAGATATTCGCATAGTTCGTCATAAGCTTTATCTCTAGCTTCTTCTGTTTCATAAAAAAACTGCTGAATCCTAATGTTGTCTTTACTCCTCATAAATATAGCAGGACTGAATTTTATTGATGCAAGTTCATTTTCTGACAATGACATTGCAGAACTATATTCAAGATTGTTGATAGTTTTAATCTCATTTTTTTCAATTCTTTTAATTTCCTCTAAAGCGATCAGACAATCATTAATAGCAGTTGAGCTTCTTATAAACATATTATTATTCCTTAATTAATATTTTTTCCAATAAAATTCTAAATTTTGAATAATTATTTTCAAGACACCATTTCCAAATTGAATTCTTGTATTTATTTCTATTTAAAATAAAATGATTAGCATGTTTAGATTTATATTTCTTCCCACATTTAGTACATTCTTGCCAAGTTTTAGCCGAATCTCCTTGCCATTTTCTAATTCCATTATCTTTTGAACACATAACGCTTAGGCACATAAAATGCCCACAACTTTGAAAACTAAGTTTATCAATTAACTTATGATTGCAATCAATGTTCTGCAGAATCCATTTCTGTAAAATTCTCATTTTAAAAATTATATTATTTTTTTAGCAATTCATCAAGTTGTTTCTCTAAATTATCTCTATCTTCCTGTAATTCTTTTACTTCCTCTAAAAGGTCGGCAACAACATAAAAAACTTTTCTTAAATCATTTTTTTCATAAAGTTTTATCCAATATGTTTCGCCATAGCCAAGATAATCTCTAAAAAAAGATTCCTTAGTTGGCTCTTTCATTTTTCCTTGGTCAACTAAATTAGAATAAAATTCTTTTATTCTAATCAAATATTGATATGTTTTTGAAGTTCCGCGCATAAATAATTATTAACTTAAAGTTAATAAAGATTATTATTAATTGCTTTTTATTAAGCAATAACATTTATTGAAAATAATTATTAACCATAATCACCACTATGGAATTAAGCTACAAGCAATTTACATTAGAAGTAAAAAATCTTAAAGAAGATGGCTCTTTCGAGGGCTATGTTGCTGCCTTTAATAATATTGACTTTGGCAATGACATCTTAGATCCAAAAGCTTTCCAAGAAGAACCTGCTGGGAAATATTACCCACTACTTGCTGACCACGATACAAAAAAGCCAATTGGTAAATTCCAAATAGAATTTGATAACTATGGTGTAAAATTCAAAAACGCTAGGTTTAACTTAATGCGTGATGAAAAAACTGGTAACTTCTTAGTTCCTTACGCCGCAGAAAAATATGCTAACCTTAAAAATGGCGATATTTCTGGATTCTCAATGGGCTATATGACTAGGTCAGATGATTGCGAGCTTAAAACAGTTGAAGGCAAAAGATGCAGAGTAATTAATAAAGCTCAATTAATGGAAGGATCAGTTGTTACCTTTCCGATGAATGACAAAGCAAGACTTACTGGAATTAAAACTGTCAATCCAACAACTAATTTCCCTTTTGCTAATAGAAATTATGAGTGGGATTCTTCAAGTGCTGAAAAGAGAATAAGAGAATATACAGAAAGTGAAAACGAACCTGCTGCCTCTTATAACAGATACTTTATGTATTTTGATAATGGTCGCTCAAAGTTCTTTGATGCCTACAAGCTACCTTTCGTAGATATTATTGACGGTGAGCCTCATATTGTCCCAAGAGCTATTTTTGCTATTGCTGGAGTTTTGGAAGGCGCAAGAGAAGGTGTAAATATTCCTGAAGCAGACAAAGCTAAAATCAAAGAAATTATCAACAACATATATATTGCAATGGCAAAAGAGTTTAATGACCCTTCTTTAGAAAGTCCTTTAAAAGGCAAGAGCCTTGACGAAGTTTCTTCTATTAAAGAAGTGGAATCTATTTTGAAAGAAAGCGGTTTTTCTAATAAAGAAGCAAAGACGCTTATTTCAAAAGTAAAAGAATTTTCTAATCAAGTTCAATGTGATGTTGAAAATGAGAAGACAATGCAATTGTTGCGTGATGCAACAGAACAAATGAAGTTTAATAACTTTTTAACATCGCTTAATAGCGAAAATATTTTTAACAAACAATCGTAAATAAAATGACAGATTTTACACCACAAAATATGATGGAAGCCGTATCGGCTCTTCAAAAGGCAGTAAAAGAAAATAACGAAGGTGTAGTTACCAAAGTTAGCTCTTTTATTGATTCACAAGAAAAAAAGAACCAAGAATTGGTAAAGCAACTTGAAGCTGAAAAAGCTGAAAGACTTAAATTTGCTGACGAAGTAAAAGCCCGTGAAGCTATTCTTTCTCGTCCAAATTTTGATGTTAAATCAGAAGCAGGAAAAGAAGAAATGAAAGCTTTTGATGCTTTCTTGAGAACTGATATTAAAGGCATGTCAGAAGCTGAAAGAAAATATCTTCGTACTGATTCTTTAGTTGATGGTGGAGCTTTAGTTCCTGAAGCTTTCTCAACCGATATTACTAAGAAAATCATTGAAATTTCTAATTTTAATGGAGTTATTAATTTTATTCGTGTTGGAGCTAAAACAACTAGACTTCCAATCAGAAATACTCTTTTGACTGCTTCAATGGTTGGAGAAGGTCAATCAGATTCACTTTCTAATTCTAAATATGGCGAACAGCTTTTAACTTTGAAAAAAATGCAAGTTACTGTTCCAGTTACTATTGAAGAGTTAGAAGATGCTGGAGTTTCTATTGCTGACCAAATTCAACAAGATGTTGCTGAAGCTTTTGCGGTTAAACTTGGTCAACAAATTGTTCAAGGTACTGCTGCTCCTACACAACTTCAAGGCTACATGGCTTCTGGTGTTGTAACTCAAGAAATCAATTCTGGAATTGCAGATGCAATTACTTGGAAATCAATGACTCTTTTAACTGGTCAATTAAAAACTGGTTATAATCCTATCTATGGTTTCAACCGCTTAACTCGCGCTACTTTGTTAGCTCAAGAAGATGGTGTTGGTCGTCCACTATGGCAACCTGGTAATCTAGCTGCTGGTATTCCAAATACTATTAACGGCTATGCTTACCTAGAAATACCTGATATGGCTGATATTGGTGCTGGTAACTATCCAGTAGTTTTTGCTGACTTCGCAAGAGGTTATGCCGCTGGTAATGGTATCGACATGAGAGTTATTAGAGACGAAGTTTCTCGTAAAAGAGAAGGCATTGTTGAATATACCTTTATGAGAAGAGTTGCTGGTTTAGTTAAGCTTCCTGAAGCTTTTGCTAAATTAAAAATTTCTGCTTAATTTTAACCTTAATTTATATATACAATGTTTGATTTACATAATATTACAGTAAAGCAGCCAGTTCTTGCTCCTGCTGCTGTTACCGACAATACTGCTCAAGTTTGTGCGGTTGTTGATTTAGCTGGATTTGACGCTTTAGAATACTCAATCAATATTGGTACATTGGCTGATGCTGATGCAACTTTTACTGTTTTAGTTGAAGATTCTGATGACGATGTAACTTATGCCGCTGTTGCTGATGACTTCCTTTTAGGAACTGAAGCTGGAGCTAGTTTTACATTTGCCAATGATAATAAAGAGCGTTCAATCGGTTATAATGGATCTAAAAGATATAACAGAATGACCATTACTCCAGCTAATAATACTGGTTCAGCTATCTTTAGTGTTACTGCAATTAAAGGTTATCCTTTAAATGCTCCAACTACTAACAATGCTTAATTAAATTGAGGGGGCGTAAAAACCCCCTCAACAATTAAAAAAACTATGAAATTTAAAGTTTTAAAAACATTTAAAGGATCTTTAGACGGATTCAATCTAGCTGATTTTAATAATGGCGAGATCTTAGAAGAAAATGACAATAGATTAACAAAACATTTCCTTACTTGGGTTTCTGCTAATAAAGGTTTTATTGAAGAAATTAAAGAAGAAAAAATGTTGCCACAATTTGAAAATAAAGCTATTTTTTCTACTCCTGAAAACAAAGAAGAAGAAATAATTACTGAAATTGTTGAAGAAGTATCTGAAAACAAAGAAGAAGAAATCAAAATTAACAATAAAAAGAAAGGTAAAAAATAATGGCTGAAACATTAAACTATTTTAAACCAGTATCTACTGGGCAAGATAACGAACTTATTCTGGGTGGAACTGTTGAGACTGGATCTGGTCAATCACTTAAAAAAATTCGTTTATACACTTCAATTGCGGATATTTCAACTGCTGGTCAAATTTATGTAGTATCTCCAGTTGCTGGAACTATCTCTAAAATTTATTCAGTAATCAATGGAGCTATTGGAACCGCTGATGCTGTTCTAACTCCTAAAATCGCTGGTACCGCAATCACTAACGGCGCTATCACAGTTGCTTATTCAGGTTCTGCTGCTGGCGATGTTGATTCTTCAACTCCAACCGCAGCTAATACAATTACTGCTGGTGCAGCGATTGAAATTGAAACTGATGGAGCTTCTTCAAACACAGTTGAAGTTGTTTTAACAATTGAAATCACATTAAGCTAATGGCTACTAAAGATTTTCAACCAGTTATTAATTTTGACTTAGAAGTTGTAATTGCTGATGGCGCGACAACTTCTAATGCAATTGATTTACTAGGCACAAGCTTACTTGCGTTTATTACTGATGCTGCTTTAGATGGAACTGCTTTTACTTTTACAGTTTCTGACGAATTAGATGGAGCTTATGTTCCATTAAGAAGAATGTCTGATGGCACAGATTTAACTGCTGTTGTTGCTGTATCTGGACAATATGCAACAAACCCTGCTGACTTTGCGTCTGTAAGGTTTTTAAAGATTGTTTCAGGAGCTGCTCAAAGCGGAGCGGCAACTACAATTAAACTTGTTAATAGAAGACTAGCGTAATGGCAAACAACACTAACTGGCTACCTTTCCAGCAACCACTTAACTATATTTTAGTAACTGGAGCTGGTTCAACATTGCCAGTTAGTTTGTCTGATGTTAAAACTTGGTTAAAAGTGCCAAGCACTATTAGCGTTGATGATAACCTAATCACTGCTCTTATTAAATCTGCTGCCGCAACCTTTGAAAAAATAACAGGCAGAGACTTAATAAATAAAACCTATAAAACCTATTTAGATTCTTTTCCTTGCGTTGATGGGCTTAATTATTATACAGGCGTAAGTTCATTACTCCCTCAATACAACGACAATGGGATTGTTTTAAGAAAATCTAAATTACAATCAATTACTTCAATTCAATATTACCTTGACGGAGTTTTAACAACTTGGAGTTCTGCTAATTATTACATTACAGACTTACCCGACTATTCTGCAATTTATCTTGTTGCTGACAAAGAATTTCCATCTGATATTGACATTAGAAAACAAGCTGTTGTAATTAACTTTGTTGCTGGCTATGGTTCTTCTGATGCAAGTGTGCCAGAAGATGCAAAACAAGCCCTTTTACAATTCATTACTTACCTTTATGAGAATAGAGGTGATTGTGGAAGCTCAAAAGATATGCAAGCTGGCATGGATTTATTTAGTCAATTTAAAATTATAGATTTTTAATGGGAAGTTGTGCTAGAATTAAAATAAGACCAGCAAAAGCCTGCATAGGTGATATGAAAGCTTATGTTTCTATTTATAAGAAAACAAAGCAAGCAACAAGTACCACAGCAGTTGACCCAAACTTAAATCTTACTTTGGTTGTTTCAACTTGGGCTTTACAAAAAAGTGTAAGTGGTGAAGAAATATTTGATGGTGTAAATATGATTGGCAAAATTACCGACCATTTCTTTATTCGTTACGGAGCAATCACAGCTTCAAAAATTCACCTTTTAGAGTATTCTAGCAATAGATATGAAATTGTTGAAGTAATTCCTAATTATGAAGGAAAAAGCGAACTAACGCTTCTTAAATGCTCAATTAGAGGTGATGCGACTTTAACTAATACTAAAATATGAATGTTAAGTCTAAAATCCCAAAATCAATTTTTAATCTTGATAAAATAATCCAACAAGGAATCAGAAAAGGCTTACAAAATAGCTCAATAGAAATTGCAGGAAGCGCAGGAACGAAAACAGGCGGACTTATCAAAGATGAGATGAATAAGCCTAAAACAGGCAGAATTTACCCACTAATCATAAAAAGAAAAAGAAGATATGTAAACCACCGAGCCT